TCCATTGATGCGATAGTTTAGAAACTTCGATAGGAAAAATACATTCAGTACTTGGTTTGCCAAATCCAATTCCTAATTCAGGTGTTTTGTATCTCTGAATAAATTGTTTGTATGGTCGTACTTCTTTTATTTCAGGTATATGATCTAAATTTAATCTGTCTGGTCTTATAAACTGGAACTTCATTATATACCTCTCGTAAGTATTACACCGTTGTTGTCGCTGTATGCTATTTTATAACCATGTATTACCGCATAGGGTATTACAGGTCCATTTTTACCAAAGTATACTCCTGAGCTTTCGTCAAATGGTGTGTCATCGCATATTATAATACTTTTCTTGTCCATGTAAGGCATGCAACGCACCATTTGTTCTAGGTGTTCACGCTGACAATCAAAGTTTGTCATTTTAACACCTCTAGTATTATATTCGCTTATAAGTTCTTTTTCTACAGGACGTATATGATTCATGGTGCTTATCCAGTCGTAATTATCTAGATACAAAACACTAATCGATTTATCAAGATAAATTTTCGCCCAACTAGAGCCTGCTTCTGCTACAATGAAGTTTGTATTTTTAAGGTGTTTAAGAGTTTTAGATGCGTAGTCTGTTACGTCAACAGTATAAAATTCTTTGTTTAATTTTTTTGAAATGCTGTCAAACCATGCTGTACTACCTTCGCCACGTTCGCTACCGATCTCTAATACAATAGAACGGTTGTCAGGTAATTGTTTTATAAATGGTTCTGCATAAAGATGAAAGTTAGCCATAGATCCTCTACATAAATTGAGATCTTCTTGGTTCCTTTTCCCATGTGCCATTGCTAGTGTAATAAAATAATATTAAATTATCTCTTGACGTATCATCAGGCGTTTGTAATTGGTTAGGAAATCCATGTACAAGATCTGTATCGTATATCCAAAATGCAAGTCGATTAGGCTTAGGTGTTAACCTATGCATACATTTTGTTTTTTCGTTGTCCCAGAATTCTAAATCTCCGCCCCAAGATTCATCCCAGCATTCATTTAAGTAAAGTATTAAATTAACTTTTCTATTAAGTTTAATTTGGTCGTTCCAATTAAAATCTGTATGTAGATCTAATTTGTAACCGTTGTGTACTTTACATAGCCCTCCGCCACGTAAATGTGGATCTGCTACAAGTCCAGTAATACCAATTTGTTCTTGTAACCAGTTTATAGTTTTACTTGAATTAAAAGTGTTTTGTAATGTTTCTAGTAGTGGTGCATTTACAGGGTTTCTGCATTCTGATCTACTACTAGAATCATTTGCAAATGTACTCCATTGTGCATCAGGAATATCAGTAATCTGTTTAACTACTGCTTCGTATATGTTCTGAGGCAAAAAATTATCAACAATCCAGATATCTGTAGGATCGCTGCTAACTTTTTTTGGTGTAATATCTAAACTGTTAAAGTGTTGATAAATTTCATTATGCATTTTGTTTCTCTACAAGTTTACGAAAATTGTACTCGGTAATTTCTTTTATACCTTCTAGTACATCTGCATACTCTTGTGGAGGAAGATTGCAAATGCGAGTAATTTCGTCTACAATCATATTTATCCGTTTTTTGTTGTCTGTTTCTACATCATAGGATTCGTCTATATACGGATTAAATGTTTTAAAACCTAATGCCCTGAAGTCCACAAGCATGCGAGGTGTACTAAACGCAATAAATGGTTTCTTACATGCTACAGCCTTGTATGTTTTTTCTGTGATACTTGTGGGTGCAAATGTCCTATCGTACTCGCTTTTGTTTGTATAATAGGTTTGATCAAAATGTGTTTCAATAGCAATATGAAAATCTGCTGATAATATTGCATCATATGTTACATTTGACCATTTGTTTAATACACTGGTATTTGTATCTAATTCATGTGGACATTGTTTGAGCCAACGGTATGCTTCTTTGCTTGTTGGTACAAATCTTTTTTCTAAATCTTCAACTATTTGTTTTGCTTTAAAAACTTTTGGAGGATTTTGATATGGCCATATATTAAAAAAACTGTATTTGAAATGTTCTTGTAACACACCACTGTCAATTAGTTTTACATATAGTATTGCTCGCCAGTCTCTGTAATTACGGCTTAGGCTGCTAAACTTGTGTGTAATATCTGCATCGTGTGATTCCGGTATAGTTACTTCTTTAAGCAAATAGTTATCAACTATAATATTACAATCTCTGCCATGCTTTGCAAGATATGATTGTAAAAATTGTTTATGATTTTCATCCATAACAATAACTTTAATATCGTCAAATCCTAAACTGTGTTCAACTAAAGTATTTTTTAGATCTTCTGCAAAGTCAATACTAAATGTTTCACTATCGTTTTCATGTACTAAATGAACGTCTTTAAAACGTTTGATATGATTCCAATTTGGTTTATTTAATGCATTTAACAAAGGTACGCCTTCCATCAATGAATCATAAGGATGATGGTAGTATACAACTTCTGTACTTTCAAGGTCTACTGTGCTTAGGTCTTGTACATCACTAAACGCTAAGTCATGTGACCATTTCTTACCTGTTTTACTGTGTACGCTCATCAACTTTATCCTTTATCCATGCATAGGTATGTTTAAGTCCATACTCTAAATCTTCGCCGGGTCGCCAGCCAAGTAATTCTTCAATAAGATTGTTATGACTGGTTCTACCCATCACTCCAATTGGACCATCTACATTGTTAATTTCTAAAGTATTCTTACCAGCAATTTGACCTATAAGTTGTGCTAGATCATTGATAGAAATCATTCTTTCGCTACCAAGGTTTACTGGTTGATCAATATTACTTGCCATAATTTTTTGTAAGCCTGTAATACATTCTTCTATATACAAGAAACTTCTAGTTTGATTTCCTGGTCCCCATATATCTACAGTACCGTCGCTTTCAGCAACTTTACGACATAGTGCCGCAGGTGCTTTTTCTTTACCATCTTCCCAACTTCCAAGTGGACCAAATACATTATGTAGTCTTACAACTTTTGCATCAATGTCATAGTTTTTCTTGTGTGTTAGATACAGTCTTTCACTAAACAATTTTTCCCATCCGTATTCTGTATCAGGCTCTGCTGGATACGCACTACTTTCTTCGCAAAAAGGATTGTCAGGATCTAACTGATTACGTTCAGGATATACACATGCACTACTTGTGTAAAGTATTTTTTTAATACCTTTTTTAGTTGCTTCATGCAATACATTTAAATTTATTAACGCACTGTTATGCATAATATCACTGTCATGATCACCAATGCCAATATATCCTGTTCCGCCCATATCTGCCGCAAGTTGGTACACTTCATCTAGGTCAGTTTTTACACAACCAGCAACAAAGTCTGGATTACGTAAATCTACTTGAAAAAATTCTTGTGCCTTTGTAGGTTCAAAAGCAGGTTGTTTTATATCTGCACCTATTACATAATGTCCCTGTTCAACTAGTTTATTAACTAGGTGATGTCCTATGAAGCCGCCTGCTCCACATACTAGTATTTTCTTTTTCATTTTAGTTTCCATATTTTTCTGTTATTAAATCTAATTCAGTATTAGGTATTGTTTTTAAAAGATTAAAATTATATTCAACTATCTCTGCTACTTCTTTTGTAAACTGTAATTTTACTAGATCAGACCAACCTGATATTATATGTACTACGTCACAAATCCTGTTTATACGTTCTACAGGATCAGCAATATTATCATAATCTTCTGACCACCACTGGTCAAATGTTTTAAATCCCATGTTTTTTATGTGTTGTAAACTTCCTTTTGCACCCATCATTATAAATGGTTGTTTATATGCAATAGGCTTATAAGTTTTTTCTGTAATGTGTATTTCATCAGTAAAGAAAAAAGTTTCACTAATAATATTTATTAGGCTGTTTTTGAAAAAATGTTCTATCGACTCTTCAGTTGCCTCCATAGGATAACTGTTAAAGTTTGGATTATCTAGTACTAACGGTAGTTTGCTTTTACTAGGTGCAATATCTTCTTGGGCTATACCTAAATTAGGATAACGTTTTATAAGGTAATCAACATTACTTTCAAATGATCGGCCTGACTCTGGTTGTTTACTATCCATACTCATATAAAATTTATCAAGTAAGTTTCTTTTAAACATTTTAATAAAAAAAGAAAGTCTATGATCGCTGTATCTACGTTGAAAACACAAGAAGTCTTTTTCTCTTGGTCCCACTTTATAAGGTTCTTCTTTGAGAAGTGTTTGCTCTACGTTTGTTCTATGTACTTTAAATGTAGGGAAATACTCTACATTTATTTTAGGACCTACTGTGCCATTTGCCCATTTATTATATAACTCTTGGCCGTTAGCACAATTAGTAAAATAAACAACTTTGTCTAAAGGTATTTCATAATGATTAAAAAATCGTGTCATTACTTCCCAATGTTTAGGCGTTGCCCAACCTTCAAATGGAATAGTAACAAGTACGTATCCATTACCATTCTGTATTTGATCTCTAACTGTAGAAGTAGGAGGATTATTAACAAATGGTCCATCAGTAGTACTAAAAAGTTTTGTCCAATCTCTATAATAATACGATGTAAAATTTAATTCGTAAAAATACTTTTTGTCTTGCGGAATCTCAAATGCAGAAATAATTTCTTTGTTTTCAAATGACTGAAACACTACTGGCGCTTGTACATCATCATCTATGTGTCCTTCATTCATAGCATGATTTATGTCTGCTAGTGTAGGCACTCTATTGTTAGTTATTGGCCATTTAGGTCCGCACCATTTGTATGCAAAACTTAAAGTTTTAGACATTACTACAATCCTTATAAAATTTTTCTAACTCAGGAAATGTTTCTACTAAATTAGTTTTTCTTCTTCGGTCATATTCTGAAAACCACGAATAGAAGTTACGCATACCGTTTATAATTTTATCTTGGTCATATTCTGTATTTTTCATGTAGTCTATTACACGCCTAAATCTTTCATACTCTAAAGAACTAAATTTTGTTCGGTCTTTGTCATCAGTATTATCTTGTATAAATTTAAGATGTTTTTCCATGTAAGGTAAAAACTCGTCTTTGGGTAAAATATTCATATCAAATTGTAGTGGCTCTTTTAAATACGGTGTATCAAATCTTACACGTTGCCACTGAGTTTCATTTTCATCTGTGTTATACTTTTTACGCCATTCTAATATTTTTTCTAACAAACTATCAAAACTTGTAACTACAAATAAGTTAAATGTAACCATAAATGTTACAGGCCAACCTGTTGCTGTAAGATAGTAATCTAAGTTACGTTCCCATAGTTCAACGTCTAGTCCTGTACGTGTGTATTCTGCACGTTTACCCCAAGTGTCGATACTTGTGTATAATTTAAAACTATTGATGCAACCTTTTTCTTTTAGATCTTTTACACGTTCCACTAACCTATATACCATTGCAGGCTTAACACCCATATTACTATTAAGTTCAATATTTAAATGAGGTTTAGGATTTTGTTCTAGTTCGTCAAACAGGCGCCATGTGCTTTTATGCATCAAAGGCTCGCCGCCAGTTACACGCAAAATGTTTAGTGTCTTGCTTACTTCAGGCCACCATTTCCACCATGCGTCTACATAAGGGTTAGTATCTTCTTCATACAATTCAAACCAATCAATGTCATTACGATGTTCTGTACTGTTACTATATGGACCGTTTTGTTTTATTTCGCTGTAGTATCTACTACTAAATTTAGGATGACAATAGCCGCATTTAAAGTTACATTCATTACTAAAGTTAACTTCAATATATTCAGGGTTTATATCGTAATCCCAAGGATTATTTTTTATTTCTTCAATGCGTTCAGGAGTATAAATGCTAGTTGTTTTTATATGTCTGTCACTAACATAGTCTTTGCCCATACATTCTATGTTCCAGCAATATTGACATCCACTTGGTTTCTGCCCGTTAAGCATAGCAAGTCTTTCTTGCTTTTTTTGTGGAGTGTTATGTAGTTGACTAGGATTTTGCTCCAGCCCTTCTAACGGAATCTTGTGTGGAGCAGGATGATAACAACTATGTGTTTCACCAGTTTGTAAGTAGATTGTTACATGATGCCATTTAGCCAAACAAAAAGTAGGCGATGTTTCTCTTTCGAGCCCTGGCATTATCTCCTTAATCCTAATTAATTCAGTGTTCATCTCTTTTTAATAATCCTTGGAGTATTATGATATACACTTTTGAAAAATTTACTTCCTAGTGCGTCTATGTCAGCAATTTCTAAATTTAGTTCTGACCGTATAAGATTGCCGTACCTAAACAACTCAGAACTAACATCTAAGTCAGCAACTTTTTCATCTTTCCAGTAATTAGTTAGGTATTTAAAATCACGTACATTTGTATAATCCCAATCTGTACACATAGTCATATAGCAACCCATCCTTGCACCAAGCATACTCCAGTTACCATTTTCTACATCAGCACCAATACTACACCAAATACGCAATCTGTCTAAATTTTGCCACCAAATGTTTTTTACATCAACATGTTTTGCACCTTCATTTAGGCTCATTTTAACACCTTCACGAAAACCTGCTCTCCATGCTTGAAACGGAGTAGCGTTTGTGTAACTTGTACTGTAGTTGTCGTTGAATTGGTAATATTTTTCATCAAAACAGAATTCTACTAAGCCTGCTGTATCATTAGCATCGCTGTTTTCATGTGTTTTCATGTTATGAACAAACTTACGTGTCCATAACTTTAGTCCACCATTACCGTACATTAGTCCATTTACATGAACATTGCCGCACCAACTAAAAACGTGGTCAGGTGTGACTCCTAATTTTTCAATATCAATTTCTTGTTGCAGGAATTCAGTGTCAATTATGTTATCGCCATCAACAGTAACAAAATATTCTGTTTCACTTAGGTCTGCACATGCTTTATGTGCAGCATCTGACCCATCTACACCGTGTACACGCTTTGCCCAAGGCAACTTGTTACATAAATCGGCATAGTTTTTTTCAGCATTGGGTTCATCGTAGGATAAAAAGATAATATCCTGATCAATGATTTTAATTTTATTCATTAACTACCTCGCACGAATACTTTTGGAACTTCCTATTAGTATATACACTAAATTTGTCAAAATCATACCGACTCTGGCTGTCAAATGACTGGGGATTATCCAACAACTTTTTTACAGTTGTGGTAAAATACTCATGCAAAATATTGGGGTTATTCTTTTGGGTGATACTAAACTTTAACAGTTGATCGATACGCTCTTTTTTAGAAGATAATTCGTTAATTGCTTTGTCTGATAAAGACACATTCCAAACATTTTTAGATTTGTTATAAGACACAATTACCTGTGCATTATCTTGAGGTAAGATTTTGTATACGTTGTCATTTACATCTGACTCTATCTTTTTAAACTTATCAACTATTACATATGCTGATGTTTTTACATCATACATAACTTTATGTTTTGTAATATCTTTAATTCCCTTTAAAAAAGGACGAACATCTTCGATATCTGCTACAAAAAAGTCTTCTATATCTTGTTCTACATTTGAAATAGACTTAATATTGCCTGTTTGTTTATCAAAATATACTTTGTATATTATCTCAAATGTAGGTGTTTCTAAAACAATCATAAGTCTATCCTTTTTTCTAACACTTGAATGATATCATCAGTTAAAAAATCATCTTCTGTGTAATGAAATATTCCGCTTTGTTTATATTGTCCAATATACAACTCACCTTCGTCAGTAAAGTAAGTACCAACTTTAGTCTGCCAACTCTCTCTAAGCTCTTCCCAACCCTGTATGTTGGCTTTCATATGAGTAAAACTAGGCACAGTTACTTTTTCGTTAGTAACTTTTGATTTGCAATCAAGTATATCTACAGTCATCGCCGCTGTAAGATCCATGCTTGCAAAGTTTTGTATTGGTTTTTCGCCGCCTAGTTTATAAAATTCTTTCCAATTGTTTGTAATAGTATCTAACCATGTATAAAATTCTAGTGCAAAATCACTTTTCTTAAAGTAATGTAGTCCCATATATGTGTTAGGCAAATTATGCTTTACAAAATTTTTCCTATAAAAGGTATCTGTAATTTTATTGCCTCTGTAATCATAAACAGTAGACGTTAAAAACACATCATGCTGTTGTAGATATTCATACCAAGATGTAATATCTTCAAGTACAAGCATATCTGTGTCTAACACTATTGCGTCTTCGTATGGTGAAACAAAATATGTCTTCCATCTATTGTGTATTTTCCAATCATATTTGTTTGCTAGATCACCCCATGGTATTTCAATTATATTATCAAACAATTTTTTGTACTTTACAGGTACATCGTCATCAGTAAGTATGCTAATTTTGCTATTAGGTGTAGTTGCATGTATGCTCATTGCAAGGGCACACGCTTGTTTTACATAATCTACTTCTAGAGTGTTCTGAGCAACTAGTATAAAATTAGGCACTTAAATTATCCTCCAACGTGTACTTATTCATTACATGCACACTGTTGCCTTGAAACTTACAAGGGTTAAAATTGTCTAGTGAGCCTGTACGTTGTAAGAGAAAGATAAACTTATCTCCGTCTATGGAGTGTAATATATCTCTATCTGCTGTATAAAATAACTTACCAGGCATTCTTTTTGCAAAGTCCCCTTTTTTAAATCCATTCATTATATGAATTGCAATACTGAATGCAAAATCATTACGATATGTTGTTGACTGTATATTGTAAACACTTCTATAGTGCTGATAATATTCTTGTATATGCTGTATTAATTCAAAGAAGCATTTGTTTAATTTTGTTTTTCTAAAAAACACACACGTTGCCCAATAAAAGTCCACACTTGTTTCGCTAATGTGTGTAAATTCTTTTGTTTCTCTGTGACTACAAATATCTATAGCATCTTTGTAGAGTAAAAAATCATATGCACTATCAAAACAGTTTTTAAATATATCATCTGCTATAACATAATCACTATCTAACATTATTGTTTCGTCATACGGACTAAGATCATATGCTAGGCAACGATTATCATTTTTAAATTCTAAAACACTGTGAGTTTTTGCACCATTGTAATATTGTTTTTTAGTTGACGACTGAGATATATCATTGATAATAATTTTATCAAACCAATCTTTATATCTATCACCTATGCTTTGTTCGTCAGTTACAATACTAACTGGTAAGTTAAGATATTGTTTTGCTCTACCGGCAAGAAATGCCGCTTGTTTTACATAATCAATTTCAGCATTGTTGTGTGCAAAAACAAGAATACCTTTAGTCATTAAAAATACCTTCAACAGAACGTTGTTTTTTTAATTTGTTGTATTCATTAAAGTATTTGTTGGATGCTGTTGCATATGTGTTTACTAAGTTTTTTGTAAATGCAGATAAGTCTTTTATTAAAGACGGAAGTCCATTGTCATCTATAAGAACAATTTGATCTTGTTCGAGAGATGTTAAACTTTGACAAAAACTGATTAGTTCTTTGCTGGATGTAAATTGACACCCGTTTTCATAATGAATTAGATCAGCATCATATTGCTGCTGTAGTATCTTTTTTTGTTGGTTTATTGTGTCAAGCAGATTGCTTGCTTCAAGTGCTTTTGCTAGTTTTTCGTCCATACAACATCTCCAAAGGTATAATAGTAATTATACACTCTTAGGAGTCAAATGTCAAGAAAAAGACCAAGTCCAAATTGAATGAGTTTCAGTTTCTTCTAACGTTGGAGCATAACTGTCAGCAAGTGGATGTTCAGTACAAGTACGTCTTATCCAATTATCGTCTCTAGCTGTTTTAGAGGTAATAAATTTTTTACTGGTAAAACCTCTTTCAATTAATGCATTATTTAATGTATCAAAATATGTAGATTCATACAAGTAATCTCTAGAGCCATTATAAGCAATGCTATGTATTTCACCTATAGTAAACTGATCACCTTCTGCTATACCTATAACAAGTGATACTGGTTTATTATCTATTGTAAGTAAAAAATATGTAAACACATCAGTGTATAATGTGCTTAAAGCATTTTTTAGATCACAATGTGGATTGTGTTTACTAAATTCTAAAGCTAACTCGTTGTGTAATTCGTCAACAAATTCTTCTGACAACTCGTATACTTCATTTATAAAATACGTAGCCATTATTCAAAAGTCCTTAGTGTAAAATTCCAGTTGCCCTGATTCAAAACCCAAATAAATCCGTTACTGTCATCCGACGTTACTAATGGTGGTAGCCCGTCTTGCGTACTAAGAGTAAATGTAGTGTTTGTTCCATCGAAACCTCTTGCTGATCGCTGTGTTTTTACAAAAGTAATATTTCTGTTAGTACCTTGTGAAACATCAACGCTGTGTAATCTTTCAAACGGTACATTGCCACTTAACTTGAATTCCACAAAAAACATGATACCACTCATATTCGTTGTGCCTGTAGGAGCTGATACGATCCTGGTTATAACTGCACTTACTAATGAATGACTGCCGCTAGTAGTAGTAAAATTATTTGTATTTGTGCCTATAGTTGAACCGTTCCAGCCTGCACCATAGACTGTTGGAAAAGAGGTTGTTATGCCTACAACACCGTTTGCTGTATAAATGTTTATCGATTTTGCAGGTTCTGTAGAACTATATCTTGCTATAGCAACTACCCCAGGATGACCTGCGCCGCCTCTAGACGGTTGTTGACGCTGAGACATACCTCCGCCTCCTGCACCAACTCCTAAACCGTTACAGTAGGTTCCGTAATTAGGTATTTGGCAAGCCGCAGTGCCGCCTTGCACTTCTAGATATTGTAATAGTATCTTGTTGGCGCTGATGTTTGTTCTAGCGCCTTCTTTTACTCTGTTACCTACGTTTTCATCTGCCAAAGTACCACTAGCAGGAAGTGTATCACCGTCAGGTAAGTTTGCTTGAATACCATCTCCTGTGCTTATGGTTCCGCCAGTGCTTGATCGAAGAGTATTAAAATTAGTTAAAGTATTAAGACCCGCAGCACCTACAAAGTTTGAATCTCCGCCAGATGCAGGACCACCAAGCCCTCCTACGCCTGAGATATCGGTGACGCCAAAAAAGCCGCTGTTTTGGCCAGGACCGGCATCTATTGTTCCTCCAGCTCTTTTTATTCTATAGTAAAAAGCTAATTCTGGTTCTAGGGGATTACTTCCCCAATTAAAAGATGCTTCTTGAGTGCCGCGTTCATACGTAACACCGTTGTAAACAAAAGAACCAGCAAAATCGTTAATTGCCGTCCTAATTACGTTGCCTTCCCAGACCCACACAGATGGTAAGTTAGTGCCTTGCATTACAAAACTTTCCTTACCAAATGTGAATGAATACTTATCTATAGTAGAGCTATATGAAAAAGTGCTTATACCTCCAGCGCGACCTAAGTTGTAATCATTAGACCCGCCTTCTTGGCGTGAGCCATCTCCGCCTCTGCCAACAATTATATTTGCTGTATTTGGAATATTCCCGTCCAGTAGTGTCTTAAATGCAACGCCGCCGGCGCCGCCGCCACTTGCAGGGCCTTCTCTACTACTATCTACTGAAACACCTGCGCCGCCGCCTCCGCCGCCAACTACAGCAATATCAATTCTATTGTCGTTAGCTTGTTTAGCCCACGTATAGCCAGTGTCAAAGCCGCCATAGTATCTTGTTTCACTAATATTTTGCAATGATGGACGACTGACTGAATTTGCAGAAACTATTCTTGTCCTGTTTTGGGTCGTTCCGTAAGTTTGAAATGCGTCATTACCCATTCCTCCGGCATCAAGGTCTGCAAGAGCATAATATTCTATTGCATATAAATTTTCCGTTCTTGCAGGCACAGTAGTATCTACAATAGATGTACTCATACTATCTACTATTGTTCCACCTACTCCACCTGTTCTAAATGATACTGTGATAGTTTCGTTATCTCCAACTACAGCATCATTAGCTGCTGTGAGATTGAATGATCCATTGCCGCCTGTAACACTGAAACTTCCATTGTTTGTGGTCATTACACCTGTCGGACTTACTGAGTAATAATATGTGCCATCATTGTCGTTGGTTGTTACGTTATAGGTGCCTGTGCTTCCTTCATTAATACTTGATGGTCCTGTTATATTGTATGTGTTAACCACAGGTGGTGATGGTGAAGTACTAGTATCATTTATTTGTATACTTTGTTGCAATCCAAATGCAGGAACACTACAAGTCAATGTTTCTGCTCCTTCTGAAGTTTCGTCATTCTTTGCAGTTATAGTTACACTTCCTATACCATTATTAATAGTAAATACACCGCCCATGCCTTGACTATTGTCAAGATCACCAACACTTATACCTACACCACTCAATGTATAATCTATTGTAGTGCCATTAGCTGAAGGATTTACACTTAATGTAAACGTTACAGATTCGCCTTCGTCAATAGACCCTGTTGCTGGATTTCTTGTTAAGTTAGCAGAAACAGAATTTTGTATGCCGTCATCTAATGCTGTAATTGTTGTGAGTGACGGTGCTGGTATTCCTAAAACTGTATCATGATAAATTTTTACATTGCTTTCGATGTCATTATCGATATATTCATCTACATCACTAGGACTACTACTGTAATCGTTATCTTGAAATTCTATTCTAAATCTTAGTGTGCTTGGTGTGGTTGCATCACCGGCAGCAACTTCCCATGCTTCAATTCTATATTGAATGTCAGCATATATGCCTGAGCCATTTTTTATATATATTACCGCTCTATTACTCGAACTTGTTAGATTCCAATCTGCATAATAATTACCAATTGCTGAACCAGATCCTGGACTCGAACCATCTGCTGTTGTTGCGCTTTTACCAAATGTAATTGTACCCATGTTGGCTAATACAGTGTTCCAATTATCTTCTTTTGAATTTGCTGTTACAGCACCTGTAAGGTCAGCATTAAATCTTATTTCACCGCCTGTGTTAAAGAAGTATCTTCTTTGATCAGAATTAAGCCAAGTAATTTCTACTTCGTTGGTAATTTTAGAACCAGGACTAGCAAAGTCGCCACCACCCCACGGATTAGTACGTGTGCTGGTTACTGTTGATATTGTAAAGTTATCAGCATCATGTTGATTTATATCTGCTACAATTTCATCTGCCGCTGCTTCAAAGTCTAAATATCCCTCTGCTTGGTCGTCTTCTGCGTTAGCACTTGTAGGTGAAAGTTTTGCAATACCTGTACCAGTTCCTGGTCCTGTTGCTGTAAATTTTATTCCTGCTTCGTTAGCAGAAGCACCTATTAATGTAAAATCAGAATCACCTGTATCAACAATCATATATTCTGTTGACGCAACAAGTGAGAAAATAGTTAGAGGAGTTTCGTCTCCAATGTCTGCGGCACTTGCACCCACATTTTCAGCCGCACTTGGTGCAGCAAGTCCGTCAGCATTGGACCATGTTACTGGATTTGTTTGATGTAATCTTGCTTTGATAAGGTCGTTGTATAACTGTTGCATATCTGTTGCAGCAATTACATCGCCTGCGCTTTTTTGTGAACTTTGTAAAGATTGGCCGTAACCGTTTTGTGCTCCGTCTCCAGCACCTAAAACGTCATCTATCTTACCTTGGATTGTATTATAATTTGCCGCGGTAACATTTGTTCCAACTACAGCCATTCCTGTTTCCTCTTATGTATGTACTTATAGATTTGAATTGACTGTTAAGGACGGTTTAGGAATTGCTAACGCTCCACTAGCATATACAAAAGAAACTGTACTTTCAGTTACCCCTGTGACATCCTCGTCTTCAGGACCTGATGAAGCAGGATCACTAACTTCGTCACCAATGTCATTATCTACAAATACAATTTTAAATCTTAAACTGTTAGACGCTGTTTCCCAAGCATCAATATAGTATTCGTTTTCTGCATACAACCCGGAGCCAGTTTTTGTAAAAATTCTTACTGGACTTGAGGAACTTGATCCTGACCAATCATGATAATTACCAATCGCTGTACCTGTGCCAGGATTGGAACCATCTGATGCTGTTATACCTTTTGCAAATCTTACAGTACCCATTGTACCTAACATTGTTTGCCATATTTCGTCTTTTGTTCCTGGAGGTGTTGTTGTTACATCACCTGGTACACTTGTACCACCTGTTAGTGAAGCATTAAATTTAATTGTTCCGCCAGTATTAAAAAAGTATCTTCTTTCATCGGCATTTTGCCAAGTAACTGTTACTGTATGATCAATCTCGCCATTCCAACTTGATTGTCTTGTGTTTGTATCTTCGATTGTAGTTGAAAACTGTGATATATCAAATACGTCTCTGTCATCTAGAACATTCTGTGCGGCTGCTTCAAAGTCAGCAAATCCTTCTGCTTGATCGTTTGTTGCATCTGCACTTGTTCCGCCTGGACCTACATCTGCAGCATATACACCAACAATTTCTCCTATTGATGGAGCTGCAAGTCCGTCTGCATTTGTCCATGTTGGAGGATTACCTTTTTGGTGTGTTCTTGCTTTAACTAAATCGTTAAAAAGTTTTTGCATATCAGCAGCATATATAATATCATTATCTGCTTTTGACTCACTTTCTAATGTTCTGCCATAGCCTGTTTGTGCGCCATCGCCAACACCTAACACGTTGTTTACTGTGCTTCTAATCGAATTGTATACGGATGAGTTGACTAGGTCTGTAACAGCCGGCATAAGTTATCTCCTAAAGTTTTAATATACACTCTACTAATTTTTCTTGTTCGTCTAAGTTGCTTTCAAGTGCTACACCAACTAAAGGATTACCGTCAAATTTTGTACTTGCACACCCTTCAGCGTCTACGTAAACTCTATCGCCTTTACGTACTTCACCAATACATCTTACTGGAACACGACCTTCAAGTGCTATTGCTTGACCGTCTGCTTCTGCATTCATTAAGTATGCTGGTTTTTCAGATATAACACCTACTGGATAACTATCCAATAAGCATGGTGCAATTTCATATTCGCCTGCTGTACTTACATACATAACTGTACCTACAGGATGATCTTTTTCTACTGTATATTTTTCTGCCAAGTCAGCAAACTGTGCTTGTGTTGCTATACCTTGGAAAATGTCTGCAACTAGTTTTGTATTAGAACCGTCTTGTTCTCTTACAGCAATAGTTCCGCCTACATTTGATGCAGTAGCATATGTGTATGAGCTACCTGATGTGCCAATTCTTAATTCGTTTGCACTATCTGCTATACCTTTAAATGCTGTAGCATGTACTTCGTCCCATGCATTACCGTCTTTACCTAATTTAAGATCAGTAGTAGCACCACCTGGCATAATACCTTCTGATGTAATTGCAACAGAATGTGTAAGTGTACCTGTGGAAGGTGCTTTTAATTCAAAATCAATTTGGTTTGCGTTTGCACTTGTGTTTTTAATTAAACCAGTTTGGTTATCTGGACGCATTGTAAAGTAAAAATTACTATGTGTCACTAAACCTGCTGTTAGATCTAATTGAGTTGAAAAACTTGGTGTTCCGCCCTGTACAAAATCTGCAGCACTTAACCCTCCTAATTTTTCAGCGTTTGTTGCTGTACCATGGAATCTAAATGCTGTACTTGTTACACCCGAAGCTGGCGTGTCTCTTAATGTAACACCTTGTTTAATATCACTAAATCCGTTTATTTCATTATCTGCGCCTGAGCCCAGTGTAAATGCTGTTGGTGATATAATAAACTGTACAGAATCATTTACTGTTGCTGTAATAATACTTCTTGAAATGCCCGATGGGCTTGTATTATCAAGTACAGTACGACTAACCATTGCTGTTTGGCCTTCACCTGCGTCTTGTGGCCCAATTAGGACAAAATTGGCACCGTTGTAAACGTAAAGTTGTTCGTTAGCACTATCCCACCAAAAATCACCTTCTGCTAACCCTGCTGGTTGAGCTCCGGAAACTTCTGCACCGCCTACTGTTCGCCAGTTTTGGTTGCCATCTCTAAACTTCATTCTATCCGAACCGCTGTCAAACCAAAGTTGACCGCTTACTGGTTTAGGTGGTTGATTAGCACCTGCAAAGTTTTCTAGCAAGAATAAGAAGTTTTCGTTATGTATTTCTCCATATCCTGCATAATTTTTTCCTACAAATTTAATATCTGTAGTTTCGTCAAGAGTACCATCCTCCACTGTTGTTAAGGGGCTCTTATTAAATCTATCTATTTGATACGCCATTTTTTTTGTCCTATATAATCCTGTGTTTACACGTTGTATTTATACTAATTTGCAACCCACGCTCCATTAGTAATTATAAAGTTTCTTTGCCCTCTTGTAACGCTTAACGTAAACGTCGGAGTTAAAGAGTTAGGTAAACTTATGCCCTGTATTACACTTACTACACCGCCTGCGGCTGCATTAACATCAACTTCAGTTGTTGTAGTAGGTGTTGCAATATCAATTGGGTCTGTTGTTTGTCCTGCATAAGACGTTGTAGCAATTCTTGCTTCTTTGCCGTTAGCAAACGTTGTTGCAGGGTACAGACTTTGTAATATTGTAATAATTTCATCGTTGATACTAACCATGCCTGTAACATCTAGTGACATCACTAATGGTTCTGTTTGTACAGTTTGATCAGCATATACTTTGTTAACACCGTCACCGTCTGCTGTTGGAGTTAATAAGTTTGTAATTTTGTTACTGTTTAAATCAACATCGCCGCCAACGTTAATTGACAATCCTGAGCCTGGGCCTGGTCTTGTAATTACACCTGCATTAGATATGTTTACACTTGCTGTGCCGCCTGTACCAATGTTTAGTGTTTCAAGTACGCCAAGGTTTCTTAGGCTACTGTTAATTACTCCAGTGCCAATTGTAGTTGCTGACAATACATCAGCATTATTGACTTTATAACTTTTTCCTGATGCTAGATCTAAGTGTTCGCTACTTGTCCATGAACTTGTTAAATTTAACCATTGGAATGTTTTATCAGTAGTACCTTTAAGTGTAATGCCGCCTTGGTCACATGTTAAATTAGTTGGACTATCAACTACAGCCAACTCAATGTTTTTATCTGCTATTTGTAGTGTTTCTGCTTCAGTTACAAAACTGTCGCCTTCGACTGTTAAATTACCAGTGATACGTACATCGCCTGTAACATCTAAATTATAAGCAGGATTTGCATTAAATAATCCTATACGTTTTGTTGTTGGTTTTATTACTAACGCACTTGTTTGGTCAAGTACATCATTTGCGCCACGTACAAGAATATTAAAATCATCACCTGCTCTAGTATTCCTAATAGTAAAACCGTTATCCTTAAACAATCTAGTATCATCGTTAGGACCAATTGATATACCTGCATCAACTCTAACATCTAATCTTCCTTGTAACACCTGATCGGCATTATTTTTCATTATTTCGGATTCTTTGACTTCTAAGCCTGTTGCACTAATTAGATTTTCTGCAGAATCAGCAACACCTCTGTATTTAAAGTTTACTTTGTCTATTAAGTTTATACCTTTAAAAATAGTTCCTGTGGCATTTTCTGATGTAACTAACCCTGGTACTAAGTTGTTAGGTATTGGGTTTGGTGTAAATGTTTCACCTGCTATTACAGCCTGTAATATTTCATTTACAAAAACTTTTAGTACTGTTTTTGAATTAAGATCTGTATCAAAAATTGTATCTGTAATAACACCACTCTTGCCTTGTAATCTACTAAATGCTGGACCAATCAATGTCCATAATTCGCCGTCATACAAATAAAATTGTTTTGCTTCTGTACTAAACCATGTGTCGCCTGGTACAGGTCCTGTTGGAAAGGTTTCACTAATAAAACTACCAGCTGCTGATTGAAAACTTGTGCCGTCAAATACTTTTAGTTTGTTTTCACTTGTATCATACCAAAGTTGTCCTTTAAGTGGTGCTACAGGACTATTTGGATTAGCAAAATTTTCTAGCATTTTTATAAAGTTTTCATTTATAAATTCGCCGTATCCAGAATAGTTTCTACCTACTAGACTTATGTCAGTAGTGTTGTTATCTAATATACCATCTACAAGTTCTGTAAGTAGTGTTCCATCTGTTTTGTTTAAATTATAACTCATATTGTTTCCTAAACATTATCGGCAAATATTATGTAATTTACTGTAACGAACGGCGGTAACCCATCAAGTGCTGTACCTAACTTTTCTGCACCTCTAAATGATCCTTGGCCGTCTGTTCCGCCTTCTTTAATTCCACCACTTGATGGAATACCACTAGTTGTTTGTGTGCCTTGGGCAATATTCAACGGTTGGTTAATACTTCCTTGCTCATCTGGCGGTACAGTATCGTCAATAATTGCATAATGCTGTGTACCACCTGGTGACTTCATGTCGTGTTCGTGTTCTGGTAAGTTTTCTACTTTAATATCTTTAAATTCTGAACCTGATGAGCTACCTATATTATCTGCATTAGTATTAGTTACAACATCTGCAGGTAACCCGCCCATGTTATCAGCACCTAGTAAAAATCTACCTCTAAAATCTGGTAAAGCAAAGAATGATGCTGACGAATTTGACATTGATAACGGATCTTTAAATTTAAATCCGATTACATTGTACAAATCTGTTGCTTCTGTTTGTCTAATTTCTTTTCCATCACACAAATACCAACCTGGAGGTGCAACTTCACCTGCAAACGGTACAATCATTCCTACTGGATTTTTCGGAACACCTTTTAGCAAGTTTGATTGTGATATTCTAAATAAACCGCCGTCACCTTGTGTTCTGTTGATTAATAATTCGTCCCCTGTTTGAGGAGTAACAACAACACTTTTATCTGATATAAATCTATCACTTAATGTAGTTGTAAATGTTTTTGTAAGGTCGCCTGCACCATCAAATGTTACTGGATCTGAACTTACATCACCTGTCATTTCAAATACAGTTTTGTTATTAAGTTTTGCCGCACTCGATGCTGTACCGTTAATAGTACCTGACACACTTCCGTTAAAGAAGCCTTCAAATGTATCTGCCTTTACAGTACCAAACCCTTCCATATTAGGTTTAGTTAATGCATCTGGGTCAGCAACAACATCTCCGCCTATGTTTGTTTGACCTTTTACAGTTAGTTTTGCACCAATTTTAAGATTCTTTGCAACACTTGCACCGCCTGATGTTACAATAGCACCTTCAGTTAGTGTATCGTTGAAACTATCATCTGCATCTTCAACACCAGTTACGTCTAAGTTTCCTGTAAAACGTCCACTACCTGTTACATCTAATGGAACTTGAGGATTTTCTTGATTAATACCAACATTAGTGTCAGACTTAATTCTAATTGCTGTTTGTTCGCCTTGGTCATTTTTAACTTTAAAGTCTAAACTAGCACCGTTGAAGTTACTTTTTACAACGCCGCTTTCGCCTGATGATTCTAATGCTAGTTGTGAGTTTGCACCTACTTGCACACCTTGGTTATTCTTAACATAAAGTATACCATTTGCTGTTGTGTTTACATCAGCACGTAAAAAGTTGCTAGAAGGAATATTATTGTTTCCAATTCTAAGTGCATCTGCAGATTCTGCTGTACCGTTGTATCTAGCAATAGTATTTGACAGTGTTAAATTAGTTAAATTAAATCCTGGTTTAAGTTCTGAAAATCCTCTAATGTTTACTTTAGGTGTAAATTGTGCATTTGTAATAATTGCTACAGGTTGAGCACCTACTTCAACTTTTAAAATTGTGTAAGTTTTGTCATCTGTACCTTGGATTTGTTCTGCTTTTGTGCCTGAAGATAAACCTTCACTAAATTCTGGTCCTACAAGTATCCAACTTGAACCGTTGTTCAAATATAATTGTTGGTTACTAGTATCTACCCAAAGATCGCCAATTACGCTGTTTCCAACTTCAGGTTGTGCTGCGCCTTTTTTAATGCCGCCTGATTCAACCCAATTTGTTCCGTCATATATTTTAAGTGCATCAACACCAACAGTTGTATCATACCATGTTTGTCCTTCAACAGGATTAGCAGGGGGATTGTTATTTGCAAAGTTTTCTAAAATGTGCAAGAAGTTACTTGCAATCGCTTCGCCGTATGCTGTGCTGTTTCTTCCAGGTAGAGCTAAACTAGTATCGGTGTTGTTTATTTCTCTATCTTCTACAACGATAGATCCTTTATTTGTAAAATCTGTAAATTGGATTTGATATGCCATTAGCTGTTACCTCCGCTAAGGCTTTGTACTCGAACTGTATAGTCTACTTGGATCAATCTGTTTAGTGATTTTTGTACAGGGTGGAAAATGACATGTGTAAGTAATCTACCATTACCTAAAACACCATCTGCACTTGCACTACGCAATCCTAGTTCATCAAATACAAAACTGTTATCTGCATCAGATGCTGTATCAAATGCATCTTGACCGTTTGGTTCACCGTAGTCTAGTAAACATGTGATAACAATATCAGTATAGTTTGTACCATTTACATGCCTAGTTTCTATCTTGTTTCTAGTAGGATCTAAATTGTCTGTATTTCGATCATCAACTATTTTTGTAAACGTTTGATTGTACAAACCTGCGTTTGTTCCTGTCGAGTTTGGAGTAAGATATGTTATTACTCCTGTTGAATCTATATTAGTACCGCCATTGCCGAAACTCATTACAGCAATAGGCCCTTGTCCTGCATTACCTAATGATTCTGCAAGAGCAATACTCATATTTTCATAGTGTATAGCGTTCTTTTTGTTAACAAAGACTTCGCCACTGTTAGGGTCACTTATTTTAATATGCCCTTGTACAAATACACCGTTTTGTTCATTAATTGTGTTTGTCATTTTCTATTCCTACTAGTATATTTATTCGGGTAATTCACTTCTTGCTCCACGTAAGAAACTACCAATGTCGTTTTGAGCATCTTTTAATGGAGTGCCCGGATCTGTCCACAATTTACCTACTTTTCTAATAACAACTAACTTTTGATTTGCTTTCATTGGACTTGTTAGTGTTAATGTATTGCCATTTACAGTGAACTCTGCTGGTGTATTTACGTCACCTTCGGGTGAGTCAATAGCAAGTGCGGGATCAAATGTTGCTATAGCAGCCTTATTTAACCTCTTTCCTGCAGCAAAAACTTCGAACTCATTTACACTGTTAGGTGTAAAATCAAGTGTAAATTCAGTTTGTCCTTCAGTTACAGCATCAACTGGTGACCAAACTATATTTTGATCAGCATATGGAATATTTTTCTCTACTCCAGCACCGTATACCCTAGTTCCTATTTTATGTGTTGTTGCAATACCTGTGCCTAGTGTGCCTCTGCGTAATTGTCTTAGATCATTACCTGTTTTTGCAAAATACTCAATACGTTCTCCATTGATCCAAATAATGCCTGGCTTGTTAGCACGTTTATCCGGAGTTGGTAATCTATCTGCTCCTTCAACTACAACAATTCTTAAATCATTAAATTCTAAGTCTTGTGCTAGTCTTACACCATCGTTGTTGTCAACACGTTTGTAGTGTGTTCTGTTAAGAATATCTTTAAACTGTTGCCATGCAATAGTCGGTGTGCTAATTGGTGCTGTAAAGTGTATAATATCTATTGTATCATTTTCACTAGGCTCATTAGCAAGTTCAATAATTCTCATGTTGTCTTGTAACTTGTAATCTACACTTGGCGATAACATAGAACCATTTTTAAATATCCAAACATATTCGACACCGCTGGCTGGTTGATTTAACAATACTCTACCACCTGTTAACTGATGGTATGCTGAATAGTTATCTGATCCAGGTGTTAATGCACTTCTATTAATAACATCATAACTTATGCGGTTAATGTCTAATATATCATGATTACTAAATGTATAAGCATTTATAATATCATCTTCTGCTGGTAAATCAGTAAATGTAAGTTGATTTCCAACTATACGGTAATCGCCGTTTCTAAAGTAAACAGATAGTATATCACCTTCTGACAAAAGATTACTTGCTATTGTAATACTACTTTCACCAATGTTAACTGTATAACTACCTTGCTGGTTTAACAGTTTACCGTTTAAATAAACTTCTGTATCAGCAGCACTTAGCGTTGCTTCTTGTACTTGGAATGTTTCTAAAGTATATGTTCTTTTCGTTGCTTCAGTAATATGGAATACTTTTGAGTAGCCCGGCTTTTTAATAGCACCATTAACTTCTACAATGCTAAAGAACTCTGCAGGTGTTTCATATATTGCATTAGTTGACAAGTTATATGTTACACTTGATCCGTCAGCAATAATATTATCTTTTTGTATTTTGCTATAATTTATAAGTGTGTTATCAGCATAAATTTCATAATCTAATCTTGTGCCAGCAGGCGGTGCTACTGGACTAAACACAAATTCAATAAACCCTGTATCACTCTTTTTAGCAATTAGTTCAGGGCCATCTGGCTCTTGTCCATTTTTTCTAAGGTAAACAGCATACTTGTCATCCCATAAAAGATTTGTTACATACGAACTTTGTCCTTCGATTGTAAACAATACACCAAGGTCAATAATATTTTGTCCGTTGATTCCAACTGTAAGAATTGTTAATATTTGATCTTCTGCAGGTGCATTATTAAATGTTACTGTAAGAGCTGTGTAGTCTAATGAATACTGAGCTTTATCAACTATAGTATTACCTAGTTTAACAATTACAGCGTCATTACTGTGTGGTGCTAGTCCTAATGGGTAAGTTGTAGTTGTACCGTCAGTTAAGTAATTCTGATTATATATCTGACCTTGGCCTTCACCGTTTCTTTCATAAACTGTAATATTCACAGAGTCCATTACTTGACCATTTACTAATTCTTCTGGACCGCCTGATGTTAACGGAGTAACAAACAAGTCACCATCTAATATAATATCATCAGCATTAATACCGCCAGCATTACCGTACTCTAATGCTCCGCCTTCAAGTATAGTATCATAACTGTCACCGTCTGGTTTGAAACTTCCATCTGAAGTTGTTTTTCTAATAGTAACAATGTCACCGTCATTAACTTGAATATCATTCTCAGCTAAATTGATTGTTTGTGTTACACCGTCGCCAACAAGTGTTTGCATCATTGCTAAAGGATTAGTAGGAACAGTATTGTAACTAGGATCGTCTATTCTAATTGCTTTTGTTTGTCCAAAACGCTTCAAGTAAACATTATATTCAACGCCATCTTCTAAAGGTTTAGCAAGTTCAATAGCAACAGTAGTTCCATCTGCAAAGAAAATTTCATCTTCAAATGTATTATCGTAACTGTCCCAAGTATCTGTTCCGTATTCGTCGGTCATCCATCCTGATGTTCCTTCAAAGCCGAAACTCTTAACTTCAACACCGCCGTAATCAACACCAACCATTAATTGTGCTAAGTCTTTACCAAGCATTCCTGTTGTAGGATTATATAAATGATTAATTCTATCTTGTGCATTTAATATTGCAGGGTCTTTTTCGTATTCAACTAAAATAACATCTCCTAGTTCAGGAGTTTTACTGAATGCTATTTGACCTTTTTGTCTATCATATGTATATGTGTTGTCATCTACATTAGTAAACGTATATTCACTACGCAATAATAATGTACCATTAATTGTAACTTTTATTTTATTACGTTTTAAATTAATTGGCCATTTTAAATCAAACTTATCATTTATTGCTGTACCTGTAAATGTTTCTGTTTCAGGTAATGTTGTAATAAAGTATTGTCCAGATACTCTGTCAAACTTAATACCAACATGTAAACTTCTTACAACACCGTCGCCAATTTGTGCTGATGCTATTGCTGTTGTAGAACCGTCTGCTTGTGATCCACTTAGTGTAACAGTTGGCGCACTAGTATAACCTGATCCGCTATTTGTTACTTCAATTTTAATTACTTTGCCTGCGCCAATATATGCTCTTGCTGTTGCGCCAGTGCCGCCACCGCCTGCAATAGTTACTGTTGGTGGATATGTATATTTGCTTCCGCCATCGTAAATATTAATTGCTGTAACTTTATATCCATAATTTTCTTTCCATGACTGGTATGGATATTCATCAAAAAATGCATCTGCACCAATTAAGTCGTTATCTCTAATTTTTACAGATTTAGTTTTTATTCCGTTTTGTGTATAGTCATAATAAGGAGGAACATCAAAATCACTAGTTTGTGTATTAGTATTATCTACATTTTCATAAGAACTTAGATATTCACGTATATTTGTTTTGTAAGGTTTAACTTCATTAATATAATCATTGTAACTACTCAAGTTATCATTTTGATAATTTATTTTTTGCTCTAGTTCACCTACATTATGTTTTGCTTTTACAAAACTTGTTTTATATACCCAATCAACATTTTGTTGTTCTGACAATACATATCTAACACTTGCAAGGAATAGTTCTTGCCATTTAATTGCTAAGTTATCTACAAATATATCGTTCTTTAGTGCTGTTAGTATTTGTCTACCTTCAGTTACTGGTTCAGTATCAAAGAATCTATTGTCGTAGCCTAGTAAATCATAACCAACTGTATTTTCTATTACATTATAAATTTTGCTACTAATTTCTATTGTACCGTTTTCTCTACCAATAGTTTCATAATCAATTGTATAGTCTAAAGAATTAGTATCTGCAACACGTTTTAATAACAACCAGCCACCGTTACCTATATTATCAATCTTAACAATTTGGCCAATCTTAGCATTTGCCGATGCTAACTGATAACTTTCATCTACTCTATGATCAATTCTTGTAAATTGTGTATAACCTGTTGCATACCAGTCTACATAATCCCAATATTCTTTTGTATCGTAACTTTGTGATTTTACTCTATTCCAAAGACTTGATGATTTATTCCATTCGTAAATAGCCCATTTGTTATTAACTGTGCTATCATTTTCAACTAATACTGTAAGTGGCCTTACTTCAATTCTTAAATTTTCATCATATCCAGAACCACCGTTAATAATGTTTACTTTACTAATTTGTCCTAGATTATTAATTTCTAAATTAAAGTCTAATCCACTACCGTTGCCAAATAATTCAAAACTTGGCCCGTGTCTTACAACACTTGTAGTATTGTCATATGTAGGATCGTTATATCCTCTACCAGTATCAATAATTCTAATATCATTCACTACACCACCATGTACTGATGCTTGTAGTTTTGCTGTCTTAATTTTATTAATACCAATAAAATCTAATTCTTCTAATGTATCAATTTTATAATCGTATGTTCTGTCTGTAACAAACGGTTGGACATCAGCACTGTTAAGTGTAGTAAAACTAAAGTCATCTACAATGATAGTTTCTCGAAGTGCTAAGTTTGCTCTTTCAACAACTTGCTTAAATGCTTCTTGTCTATTAACAAACCAACTTTGTCTTGGACTATTTAATGTACCATATTTGTCTTTTGCACTTAACTCAGGATCTGGAACAATACGTCCTCTTGAATCGTAACCAAGTAAACTGTCAATCCATTTTCTTTCTATGTCTGCTTTAGGTACACTTGTTTCTAGTCCTTCTGTTAACAAACTATATTCAAAATGTCTATTTTGTTCTTGTGTATCTTGTGTATAGTAACTTACATGTAAAGCAATGTCTTTATCTTTAATTAAACTTTCACAGTTGTAAAGAACAAATCTATCATTACTTAACAATGCTACAAAACTATAACCTTGTCCTCTTGGGTCAGCAATTAGATTTGCAACTTCAGATGCACTAATTTTTCTTGAATCCATTACTGGAACTGTTAATTTATTTTTAACCCAGAAATAATACTTGTCACTAAATGTTTGTGATACAGGATCGTAAACTAATTTTTGACTGTATGCATCGTTGCCATATTTAGAAAATCCGCTTATACCTTTTGCAAAGCCTGCGGCTGTTTCTGCTTGTGTATCCCAGTCTTCAGGTACAATATTACTTTCTACCCATTCGTAAACATCAACTGTGTAATTAGGTATTAACTTGCTCCAGTTGTTTGCTTGGTTAGTAATATCTTCTTGATAAACATTAAAGAATTTAGCAGTAGATAAATCCCACCATAGTTTACCAACATGTTGTTCTTCCCAATTAGCAGTTTCACTAAAGTAGTCTGGCAATGTTGTAACATTGTAACGTGCAAAATCTATGTTTGATTTAAATGTTAACTCTTGTTCTGCTGGTCCTGCAATTTTGCCTTGTACAGGATCAATGTAATCTAAATATGTAGATAATTGGTTTGTTTTTACATCATATAAAAATGTTGATTTAATTTTTTGTATATCAACAACTTCGTTTGGTGTTCTTAATAGTGTCCATGGTTTTTTGTTTTGTGTAACTTGATAATCTACAAAACTACCCGGATTAATATCTTCATCATAATATGTGTTTGGATCTGCCGGAACACCTACATAAACGTGGTTGTCGTTAATTAAAACTTGCTCACCAAATCTACTTGCAACTAGTACATTGTCGTCACCGTCATAGTCTAATTCTTCCGCAAGTATAAATGCATCTTTAATTTTCTGATAAAGTCTAACACTACCACTGTCTATTCTCTTGTCAGGATATGTTGTAAATGTATCGTCAAATGATGTTGTACCATCGTCAAATGTTGTTTCAGTAATAATATCGCCATTGCCACTTGTTACAGCAATTATATCTTTTGAAATACTAACTTTGGTGCCAAACTTTTCACTAAGTGTACCAGTGCCTGACAATGTTTGATGTAATTCAAAAGTACCATTTACTTTTGCATACACAAATACTTTGCCTGTGTTAAAGCCCTGTACGTCACTTTCAGGATCTGCAATTACTAAAGTATCGCCATCTTCGCTTAAACTTATGCTACTACCCCAACCGGTGTTTGAAACTGGTGCAACAATAGTTTGATCAAAAACATATCTGTCGTCTAAAATTCTATAAACAAGAACTTTGTTATCAGGGTCAACACTTGTGTCAGTAATAACACTAATTGCAAGAACTTGCCCATTTTCACTTACTGATATTTCTTGTGTAAAGTCTAAGACGCCTTCGCCTAAATCATTAAACACCGGATCATTATAAATGTTTACAGCATTTGGTAATGTTGGAAGATAGTTAACTGTGCTGTCTAACGTTGTCCATTTTAGTGAGTCAGTAGGCACTACACCTTTAACAAATGTAAGTGCTGAATATAACTGATTGTTATATAAAACTATTTCATCTGTTTTGTATGCAACATCTGCTGTGTACGGTCCTCTATAATGAGGATTGATGTCTAATGCATAATTATAATTTTTACCATACTTGTCAGTACCATGTTTGATAACTGTTAGGTTTTCTTTTGAACCTACATAAAATCTATACAAGTCGCCGTCTTGTGTTACAGCAACTTGTTTACCAACATTACTGTTTGTAGTACTTCCAGGAATAGTCCATGTTCCTCTGTTGGTCCATGTACTTCCTACTCTATTGAAGATACTGTATACACCTTGGTTAGCTGGCTTACTTACTTGTGAACCGCTTGTGTCTACAGGTAAATTGTAAACAAGTCGCCAGTCACTGTTTGCTGTACTAGGTATACTTGCCTCTGCTTCTGCACCAGCCTCTGTTAAGTTTTCTTTGTAAACCCAAAACTCTTTATTAATATGTGCAAACGCATTTAAATCTCTAAACTGATCTAAGCCGCCATATGATTCAGGGTGTGCAGGAAAACTAGTTCCCTTTTGCATAACAGCAATTTTACCTGTGTTATTTCCTGTTACAGAAATTTTATTAATTGGACCCATAATACGTTGGTTTGGTAACTGTGAAGGTCCTTCAAGTGTTTCAAGTAATAATCTGTTGCCTTGCGTAAATGTTCCTGTAACATCTTTGAGGTATACTCTACCTTGGTCGGTTGCACGTCTTATATAATATGCAACACGGCCTCTTGCACCGGAAATTTCATCTCTAATAAAGTCGCCTGCGGCGCCGCCTATGTTTACAATATTTCCATTTAAGTCTGAAAATACTTTTCCTTCATAAGCAGGCTCAAAAAAGTCACCAGTGTCAATGTCTTGGTCTGATAACATATCAACATCAGCACCCTGTGTTTTAGTAAATGTAAAGTCAATATAACCTTCCCACATATCTACAACAGTGTGTAAGTTGTCGTTAATATAACTAGGATCAATACCTAGTAAAGTAAAGTCTGGTGCATCAGCTTGGTCATTAATATATGCCCTAAATTGATCTCCTGCTTGTGTAATTTCTCCATTTAGAGCTGACGGAACTCTCATTAACCATCTGTTGTCTAAAATGTTTTGTACACCATCGTTGTCAACATTTATATATGCCGCGCCTCTGTGTGAAAGAACACTAACAAACACTGGTTCATCTCTAGTTGGGAATATAGTGTTTTGAACATCATCTAAACCATTTGCATAAAAGTTTGGTATAGTCCTTGCATATGTTTGAGTATTTTCATCATACACTAGTACGTCTTGATATACTAGTCCATAACCTGGTACACCAAAATCTTTTGCTTCTGTAAATTCATCTGATGTTAGATAATTTGTACCTGTATTAATATACCACCAACCGCCAGCTGCTCCAGTTGTGCCATTGTAGTTTGGTTGTGTATACTCACCGATTAGTGTGCCGTTGCTGTTTGTAACAGTTCCAGTTGGTCCAAATACTCCATTTGTATCTTTTATATACATTACAAGTTTAAAGTCTCTTTGGAAGGCTTTGTATACTGTTGCTGAGCCGCCTACTGTATCAATAATATCTCCTTCTTCAGGAGGATCAGTAAATGGCTCTACTAGTAGTACAGCATCAACTTTTTCTACAATAACATGCTCGCCTTCTATAAATGTTGATGTTGGCTCTGTATATTGTGATGCTGTATTTTGGGGATTAATACCTTGTGGGAATACTTCTACAGGAGTTGTACTACCTGTGTTTCTATTAAAGTTTGTATAATTGTTCCAGTTAAGAACTAATTTGTCCTGTGGCTTAGAACCTCTATACTGATCAAACGGTGCTGCAATCAATAAATGATCTGTTTGTGTGTTTGGTAAGTATGGACTACCCTGTAGTATAAGTGTTAGTAAACTACTGTCACTGGATCTTTCAAAGTTTGCATAACTGTCAAATGTACTAAATGCAATACTTGCACTTTCAGGAGTAATTGTTCTTACAGCCTTCCAATAGTTTTCGTTATATTTGACAGTGTCATTTTCTGCGTATTCTATAGTTTTACTATATGTGTCTCGATAGTTAGAAGCAACATCACTTGCTGTGCTTGACCCTACAATAAGGTACTTACCATCGGAACTAATATCAATGTCTGCTCCAAAGCGATGTCCGTCTGCTACTGGATATGTGTCGGTATCTAAATTAAGTGTTGCTTCATAAAGTAATTCTCTAAGATTTGATCCTCTTTGATAAGTGTACACATTACCATTCAAACTATTTGCACTATGATCTCCAAGCACAATTCTAGTATTTGCTTTGTTTGATGACATAGCAGAACCAAATTCGTATGTAGATGTAATATCATAATCGCTAGGATTATTATAATGCTTCTTATCATCATATACATTTTCTTGTATAGCAACAGCCCAATCGTTTTTGCTTGAGCCGTTGATCCAAACTTTTTGGTCTTCAACTATCTTATCTTCTAGTACAACGTTTGCATCTTTTATAGTGTCAAAGTTTACTGATCGTAAAATACTTACATAGCCGTTGATATCAGTTAGATCTTCTATGCTGTTATTTGCTCCAGCAAGAACGTTTACACTAGTAGGTTTTACAACTTCTACTGTATAAAATCCGTCGTTCTGTGTTGAAGTATTTTTTAATCCAATGATATCGCCTCTTTTAAAATTGTGGGCTCTATCAAACTCAAATGTTCCGCCTGGATTATCTACACCTACAAACGCATCAGCGCCTTCATCAAATCCTGTTATATCAGTTACTCTAATGTTAGTAGTTACGTGTTGTAGGACGTCCCATGGCTGTTGATCGCCTGTTACCCATACATAATCCTTTGCACCTATAACATTAATGTTTGCTGTAAGTATGTCTGTCTTGTCATTAATTCTATATGCAACATCGGAATCAAACACAAATCCAGCGTCTTTAGTAAACTGTTTGTAATCTATTACAGTCGGAAATGGTTTATGATCGTAGTTTTGAGGTCTTTTATATACGTCTGCTGGGGTGAGTTTATAAATAGTGTCGGTGTCGTTAGCAGGTAAATTAGTTACAAGCTCTATCGGCTGTGGATTAGTTTTAATTTCCTTTTCGTCAATTAAAAATTCAACATCTTCAAAGTTTTCAGTAGCACCGTACTGTCCAACTCTAATTGCCCATTCTTCGTAAAACTCTAAACTTTCTTTATCAGCACTTGCAAGAGCATCAAACAGTTTTACCAAACTATTTTTTGTACCTTTGTCTTGTAACATTCCTTGATAGAATTTGTACTGACTTACATCATCATTTATAATGTTTTCTAAGTACTTGCGTTTTTGATATCCAATTAAATGCTGTGCATGCTTTTGTTGTTCAAGATCAAAATTGTCTGTATCTAAATCATAAAAGTCTGCAAATTGATTAATTTTGTATTCAAAGTTTGGCACTAGTTGTGCTTGAGGACGATTTTCTAAACGTTCCCATTGTGAATCAACAAAGACTTCTGTGCCAGTTACATTGGCCAATGCAACATAGTAAAACTCTTTATGTTTGATTAGTTTACCTATGCCATAATCTTTATATGGTGTCCAGTCTCTTACTTCTGCTTCGTCGTATATAAATCCTGGTATGTTTAATCCGCCGGACCAATTGTCACTTCTATATCCAGTAACTTTGATTCTTTCTTGTCTGTATCCTGCTTCTTGATCATATATAACATCACCAAATACAGTTTTGTTATCTAATAATATTACATGTTCTCTTTGTACTAACGGAAGTTTAACACTGTAAATACCATCTGCTGTATTTTTAATACTTAGGCCAAAATCATTTTCTGTATCTCTAGCAATACTACTAAATGATCTTTCTAATTTCTGTCCATCTGCTTTTAACAAACTATAATCATAGAAAGTATCAAAGATGTTATCTACAACCATGTATTGTCTGTTGAACTTAAATTGTTGTGCGCCCGGGCTTATTGTTAGTACACTACCAGCCGCCCAATTTTGTGTAGTCCAGAACATAAATTCTTTTACACTAAATGTCCAATCTTCAACTACACTTATATCTTTGTTGTAATATTCAAACTTAAAGCCTTGTGCTTTTAAGTATGCTTCATAACCTAACAAGAAATCTACAACTTCTTGTGTAGTTGTTAATAGTGTTCCGTAAGGTATTGTGTTAACACGATTTGTAAACTTTCTTCTAAGTACATTCGATCTACCACCTACAAGCGGAAGCTCTGCTAACTTAGTCATTTTAGTGTCATCAAAACTTGAACCACTTACATGGCTTGAATTTACTCTGTAGTAAAAACTATCAAAGCGAACATTTTGTCCTTTGACGTATTGTTTTCCGCTATCCCAATTTACAAACGACTCTGAAATACCACCTATGTTTATTACAGGATCTGACGATGCTTGAATAGGTTCAAAATATTTAAATTCTGCTGTTGCCTGATCGTATCCTTTTATAACATAACCATTTGTATTTTTCTGTACAACAACACCGCTGTAATTTGCAATTTCTACTGGTGTAGATGTATTTAAAAACAGTTTATAGTTTTCTTCTGGTACAAATACGTTTCCTTCATTTAAAGGTGTTCTGCTATCTAGTATTAATTTAAATTTACTTTTGTCAGTAAAGCCACCAACTTTAAGTGCTAGTTGATTCTTTAAGGTTTTTAATTCTGTTTGGTACTCATTATAACTAGTGTTTATATCACTAACTATGTAGTTGTATATAAAGTTAACAAGACCACTTGTAATAACACGTTGATTGTCTGTATATGTATTTGGAAATACTAAATCTTTTAATCTAATAATTGTATTAGACGGAGTATAAACAAGATTACCTGTTTTGTTTCTCATCATTCTTGATAAGTCAAAACCTGTTCCTAGTACCTTTGCTGGTTGATTTAACAGCCAACTTGTAATTAGTGCAAACGGATATTCACTACTTCTTCTCCATGCACTTTCAGTAGGAGTATGATCACCAAACGTATACGAATCTCTTGTTCTTACAGCAACAAAGTTTTGTGCATAGTTACTGTCCAACGGACTTAATAAATTTCCGTTTTCGTCTGCAGGAATATGATTCGTTAGTCCTGGACGCTTATATCTGTTGTCAACTCTTGCTGGTTTACCCGGCTCTTTGATTAGACCTTTTTCAATATCTTCCCAAAGTACAAAGTTGTTTCTAGTATACGGTGCTGGACCATATTCTGCTTCCCACCACGATGGCTTAATAGTAAAGCCAAGCATTTCCCAAGGATGAGTATGAGGACGATCAGTATCGTACGCATCTTTGTATACGCCTCTCCAAAAACCTGGTAAAGGTTTGCCTGTTGGAGATGACATATTTTTATAATTGTATCTAAATGTTTGTGTGTCTTTCCAAAAATTATTTTCTGTATAATTTGGATCGCCTGCAATTATTGACCATTGTACAAAGTCACTTACCATTGCACTATCGACATCTTGTCTTTTAAATCCTGTATCTCTAAAGTTGCCGCCAACAAATTCATGTACATCAAATACATCTGTGTTATAGGCTTGTTTTAGGTTGTTATAAATTCTTCTTTCAAAATCTAATATTAAATCATCACGATAGTCGCCATAAGCAAAACTAATACTTCCGTCATGTCCTTGGATAACATTACGTGGTGTTTCTTGTGTTGTGTCTAAATAAAGCTCAGGTTTGTAAGCAGGATATAATCCTAACTTTGTTGGTGTAGTAGGAACAAAACACCCATCAGTTGTGTCATACTCATATATTTCTATTTCATCATTAACAGCAAGTGTCGCTGATATTTTTACAAAGCCTTCTTCTGTAAATGTGTAATCTGAACCGTGACACAATGCTTTATCATTTAGGTATACTAATACAGCTCTTTCACTTAGGTTTGATAAGTCAAACTTTGTAGCAAGCGGGTAAAAAATACCATCACTTGCTCTTACAATATGTAATGTACGTTTAGATGCTCCATGTGGAATCATGTCTGAGAAATAAAACGGCATTCCGTCAGTCTTTTGACTGTTTATTTCTGCAATGATATTGTCCACATGTTCTTTGATCGGACCATCATATCCTAAAGTGTCTGCTACTTGCAAAAATAATCTTTTGTATTTTGCATATTCTAGTCTAGCATACTTTAGTGCTTTTACAATATTTGCATTTTTATCTGTAAGATGATAACTTGCAAGTGCAATAGGTCCAGTGTGTTTTACAAAACGTGTACCAAATTGACTTAGGTTGCCAATATCTCTTAAATTACTAACGCCTGGAAATTTATTACCATCATAATCAAAAGTGTTTTCAATTATTGTGCTTACATGATCTGTAACTTCACCAATAGTAAAATCGCCTATGTTTTCGTTCATAGGGTTACGTTCTAAGTTATATGCTAATTCATAATAACCGTTGTCTGTTTTTGTTGCTTTACTAAAACATCTTAATAATACAATGTCGTCTGTTTTTAAATTAGTTTTAAATGTTATATAAGCAACACCATTTATTCTATTAATATCGTAATGTGTTGACTCTTTCTTAAAACTATTGTTAACATAAACTTTAACAACTAAATCGTTTAGGTCGCCACTACGATCAAATACATCTACAGCAAAATCATTTAAAGTAGTATCTACTACGTATTGTCTTACTATTGCTTGTGTGCTTGGCTTGTTTGCTTTAATCCAACCGTTTTCACTTACATATGATGTTAGGTCAGTATACTTTCTTACATACCCAGTTTCAACGTTTACAGTAATATTACTATTATTTTCTTCATAAACAAATGAGTCGCTTACTAATGGAAATTTAAATTGTATATCGCCAAAGTTTTCAATAGCTCTGTATGATAGTGGAAATCCTAATTCAGCATCGTTTGTGCCTGTACCTTGTGTATATGCAAATAATTCTGTGCCGCTAAATGTGCTTGCATTATAAGTACCAAAACTATCATCGCTTTCGTCAAAAACGTCAAACAATGGTTGCTGATTTACTTTTAGTTTTCTTTGTGACTCATTCCAGTTAGTGCCGTCAAAATAGAACAACCTACCTTTATATGTGTCACCGCTTTTAATTAATACTGTTTCGTTTACTTGTGCTGTAGCATCAGTATCTTCTACTAAACTAATTTGTCTAATATTATCAATTAGAATAAATTTAACTTTGTAAATTTTACCTCTTACAGTTCTGTCAGTATCGGCGTTAAAAATAACACGCATGCCGTCAGCAACATTAACGTTATCAATGCTGTAGCCTGTGCCACCTTCTATTGTACTAAAGGCATCAGTAGTTTTATAATCAATTAAATCTACATCATCTTTTGCTTGAGTACCATAATTAAATAGTTTTAGTCCTGCATTAAATTCAATGATTGGTCTTGAAGCTCTACCGCTTTGATCAATACTTGCTATTTCGTTGTTGTACTCTGCAGATTTTTCAATAACATCTTTATGAAACCATTTGTTATAACGTGTCCAAGCATTTCTATCAACACTTGCTCTGTTAATAACAATGTAATCTTTTGTTTCTGCAAACGCACTTGCATTACCAAACGGCAATCTGTCAAAGCCTTCGCTATCAAATGGAACTAATTTGTCACCTACATAACTTGCAGGTATAACTAAATCTTGTTCTCTGACTAGTCTAATGCTACTACCAACACCTTCAACATACCATTCATCACTAGCATATTTTTCTGGAGTTACTCTACCAGCAAACTTAACTTTTAGTCCATTAGTAAATTGTACTTTATTTGAACTTGTGTATGTTTTCTTGCCAATAATTTCATTAACATCAATTTGTGTATTTTCGATAATATCAAAAACTTTAACATAACCACTTGTGTTAATGTCACTTCTGCTAGTATAATATAATTGTTCAGGTGCTTCAAACGGAACAGTAAATGTTATTCTACCTTTTTCAACATTTACAGGATCAATTTCATTACCTTCTAAATCTGTTGCGGTAAGTCCTTGTACATAAAGACTTGATACATTTTCTGCACTACCTGATATAACTTTATAACTACCGTCATCTTGCTTTTCAAGTGTAAACGGTGCATCTGCAAAACGTCTATCAGTTGAGAATGAAAACGGATGTCCTGGTGTGTCTATTTCAAATGTATATGTTTGTCCTCTATACAAAGTAAGTGCAGGATTTGGTTCAAAACCTGGAGGCGAAAATTTGTATACTACGTTGTCGCCTTGGTCTTCTGTAGTAACTGTATATGTGCTTACTTCTTCTAAACTTTTTCCAAATACTGAAACAGTTTGCGGACCATTTGGTAACCAATAATATTCACGGAAGTTTGTAAACTTGTCCCAATCTATATTAGGATTCCATGCATAATATTCTTGGCTATTTAATCTGCTTTGATTTTCATTGTTACCTGAGAAATTTCCAACTTGGTTAACATAGTCAGTGTAATCTGCAAAAAAGTTTACATTTCCTAAATCGTCAACTGATACCGTAGCAGGTTCTAATTGCCTATCTTGTCTTTGTTGTGTAACGTCAGCAATATATGTGTCACTAGCCTTAAATGCTTTTGCATTTTTACGACCCATGTAACCATTTATTTTTTCTGCTGTGCCAGGTTGTACAAGTTGGTCTATTGTACTAGAAAGTATTTTCTTATTTGCTTGTGTTCTAAAATACTTAGGAAGTAAATCAACACTCTTTCTATCGCCTTTTCCGCCTGCTGGCAAAGGTGCGTCTGTCTGATCGTTATCGTAAGACATTAGTAGTAACTACCTCCACTATTTGAACTACCCGAACTTCCTGAGCTGTTTGAGCTGTTTGAGCTGTTTGAACTAGCAAACGAAGCAGAGCTTGTTATGCCAGTATTTGTTGTTTCACTTGAAGTAACAACGTTGCCTGATGCATTTAATCTAGTTGCAGTAATTTGATCTATTATTTCAATGTCTGAAACAGTTGCACTATTAATAAAAATTTCGTCAACTTCACTTCTTATTTCAAATAAACTACCAAACCCCTGTGTAACTTGGTTTGGTACAATCACAACACTGACTAAGTCAGGTGCAAGTCTATTCATAATGTAAGTTGCTAATTCTTGGAAGTAAAAAGTATCTCCAAAATCCCAATTTTCTAAAGCAAAATATTGATTAATTGCTTCAATGCATCTTGTTTTAATATCATTATCGTTTAGTACAACACCTGGATTTTTTACTAATTTAAATGTTGCTTGTAGGTCTGACTTTGCAGCACTACCAAATAATTCTTTATATTTTACAGGATGGTAAACAACTTCATCACTGATGGATTTAATCTTGTTTAACTCTGCACCATAAGATCTAAATAATTCATCTGAACTTGGTGGTAACGGTTTTTGTGAAAGTTGTCCATCTAAGTAAAGTCTATAATTTCTGTCATAAGTTTTTGTAAGCATATATGTGTCAATCATATTGCTTGCACTTGGATCTATTCTGTTGTTAGTATCTGCAACATGCACATAATGAAACTTTAACTTGTCTCTACCAACAAACGCTTTGTAATCACTGTTAGTTTCTAATTCTAGTGTTGTTCCATTTAACTTTTTAAATACATCTGCATCTCTAAAGTAAAATAGTTGGCCGTCTGTATATGTGCTTAACGGTTGAATTGCTGTTTGAGATTCTAAAATCTGTATGTCAGTAGCATCAACATATCTAAAGTCTTCAACGCCTGCTTCTGTAAAATACTTTTCGTGTATAATAAGTTTTGTTAACGGTGCTGTGTCTTCGTCAACAATATGTAAGAATAATTCAGGATCGTCAATAATGCCGTCTGCGTCTTTGTCAGCAAAAGTTATTTCTATTTTTTTAGTATCTACATAACCTTCTTTATCTCTATAAGACTCTAAAATATCAAAATCAAAATTATCTGTAAATGGAGATGTGCTATCAGGCTGTGTATTGATACTTAAAACACTCAATTTGTCTTTAATTGTTTTACCAGTTTGTGAATCATAAATTTTATCACCACTGTCGTAGTAGAATTTAATTTCTCTATCACTTTCAAATACGTATCTTAAACCTCTGTAAGTTACTTTGTATGTTTCGCCGTTTGTTTCAAATAACAACAACCAACTTGCATCAAGATTTCCGTTGCTAACGTTGCCTGCAAAACCTGTGCTAAAATTACTTTTCTTGTCTAGGTCGCTTGCTTTAATTAATCTCCATACTCTGTTTACATCATCGTAACGTAAACCAAAGTCATTGTATGCAAAAGTTTGATCAATAATTTCTACCTTCACATCGTCTATAAGACTGCTTGCTAGTTTAGGACGAACTTGTATAAGTCTACATAGGCTTGGTATTTTGTCTGCTAATGCAATAGCACCTTGTGTATCTGACAATCCTACAGTTAAACCGTTGCCTGCAACTGCTACAACTTTTGTCCACTTGTATAATGAGCTACCTGCATGATCTGCTGCACCTGCCATAAGCGAACCATCTTGCATAAAGTGGAAGCCTTCAGGTGCTTGGAATTTAACTGCTGTACCTGCTTCAATATATTTTAAACTGTTTGTTGTAAATGTACCAACATTGTAACCAGTTCCGTCTGCTGATTGGAAGTTACCTGTAAATGTATTTGTGTCTTCACTAACTACATTCCAAAACACGTTTAAATCAAATGTATTAATTTTTGGAAATTTATCTAAGTAATAATGCTTAACTTTTTGATCTGCTAGAATAGGCTCAATGTTGTTAATAATGATGCCTTCAATATCTGTTTGTGTAGTAAAATTAAAACTTGATCTGTTAGTTACATACTCTTTATACAGAACACCGTCATTACCATATAGGTTTGTATTACTATATTTTCCTGTTGAATCAATTAAATCAAAGTATCTTGAAATACCACTTGATGTTCTGTTTACACTTTTTACTTTTACAATTTCTTGACTAACTCCTAAAGGTGCAACATTATAATCTTCACCTGTAACCATTCTGTTTTGAGTATAGTAAGTTGCTGGAGCATTTTGTTTAATACTTAAATTGCTTTCGCTTCTTGAACTATTTGCTACAGTTGTTTGTAGCCCCATTGTAATAGTAAGAGTTTGCACTCTACCTTTTTTACTTAGGTAGCGTAAATTAATAGCAACATTGTTTATAGCACTTGGTGTAATAACCATGTTTCTATTTTCACTTGTTCTATAATATGCTTTGAAGTTACCTTTTGGTAAGTTACCAAAAACACCATCTGAGAAAACTAAATTAATTCTGTCGTCAACTCTTGTTAGTACACTATAAATATTTCTTATCTTTTTATTAATGCTGTTGTAGATTACATTGTTGCCTTCTACAGCATCAAGTTTTGTCCATATATCAGATTCATTGTTATTGCCGTCTAGTCCAAACAACCATACGTCTGAATCATTTATATTTGGTGTGTCAATAGACACTGTTGAATTTGGTGTTGGTTGTGCTACGTTAAACTGGCCGCTTTCTAATCTACCTTGACGGAAGTGTGCAAAAAATCCTGTGTTGCTACTGCCAGGACCTTGTGTATCATTTCTATACATAAACGCAAAGTTATTTCCTGGAACAGGTGCTTCTTCTATTAAACTTCCATCTTGGATATCAGTAGACACAATTTCAAATGGTGTAGTTTTACCTTCAACAGGCTTTTCAAATGCATAAACAGGAACATCTGTGTTTACACCGTTGAGTCTGTATTGGTCTGTAGATATACCTGATACTGTTTCACTTTTGTTTGGCTTACCAAACACACCATTGACAGGTAGTGCTGTATTAAGTACTTTAATAAATTGTTCATACCAGTTAGCATTTGTACTATCATTCCATTGGATAGTTTGCCCTGATAAATTTGTACCATTTGAGTCTAATAGATCCTCTGTTGTACTAACCGCTGTAAACTTTAATAAGCCATTTGCAGATTGATTTCTACGAGGATTATAATTTAGTAGTCTTGCTAGTCTTAGTACAGATTCGCGTCTTTCAGCAAGTTCGAGGAAATTTTCTCTTGCGTTAAGATCGATTCTAAAGGATAAGTTTTGTCCAAGAAATGCAACTAAGTCAATTAGTGCAAGGTATTCGCTTGACTCAATGTAATCGTTGAAATCCTCAGGATAGTTAGTCCTAAGGTATTCTATCATTGTTCGTCTTAAATTATCAAAGTCATAACTTTGAAAGTCGGCGTTGCGGAAAGATTGATATACTTTTTTCCAATCCTCTGCAACTAATAATCTGTTTTGTCTATCCGTAGCTGACATCTAATTTCCTCATATAACGTATTTATTATAAAGTGTAATGTACGTAGTTAATTCTTTATGCAAGTAAGCCAGCATCTCTATCAAATTGTAATGTCATGGCTTCAGCAATGCTGTAGTTTAAATATATTAGAGTACATTCAATTTGTATGCCGCTTTCATAAGTATCAACAATAACATTATCAACAACAACACGAGGATCGTAATTAATAATAGCTTCTACATTTTCTATGATAGCACTTTTAAGTTGGTCTGTTAGTGGATCAAATAATACGTCCCAAATAATTGTACCAAATTCAGGGTTTTCAAGTTTTTCGCCTTGTCTAATATGAAAATGGTTAATAATGTCTTGCTTAATAACAGCAAGATCATAAAGTCTATACCCTTCGTTTGCAGGATTAACTGTGCTTATTGATCTGTAAGACGCACTAGAAGCAGGCTTACTAGGTTCTTTAGCACTGCCTACACTAACTCTTTTGTAAATATTTTTTTCTAAAGTACTCATTATGTATATTTACCCTCTATGCGTAACCAGTTTCTTTTATATTTCTAACAGAAGCAATTAAATCTGCTGGCGATATTCTTGACTTGTTTAGCCCGTCTCCGGCATAATAACTTTCTCCTGCTGTAACAGTTCTTCGTTGTCCTTGCTGTCTAAATGTAACTGGTAAACTTGCCCATTCTTGTGCTAGTGCTCTACAGAATGATTGCTCTGATTTAGAGCCTGCTAAGTAATCGTCAATTCCTCTAATTTGTAGAAGTTTTCTACATAACTTATCTTGTGTTATTTGATTAAATTTATCAGTTCTAGATGCTGCGCCAAGTTCGTCTACTAGACGCACTAGTGTTTTATTGATTATTTGATACTTCCCTGCAGCAACACTAGAACTACCTTCACCAATAGCAAATTCTTGCCACTCAATAACTTCTTCAATTGTTAAGTTTACTAAGTCTTTACCAAAGTACTGTCTTGCTGTAGTTGAAACACCACCAAATACTGTATTGTATCCTGCACCTTCTGCTTGACCAATTACATCTAATATGTTACCATCAGGACCTACTGTGGTAAATCTTTGTTGCGGTGATCTGTCGTTGCCTGTTGATGTTACTGGATCTACTCCGCTTGTACCCGGTGGTGGACCTGAAGCACTTGCTGCGGCTTCTGCTGTTCCACCTGAGAAACTTTTTCTAAATGTGTCTGGACTACGTTGTAATTGTCCATCTGTTAAGCCAGTTGGATCAGTTATATCTGTCCTAGTAGATTTATACATAATAGGATTTAAATTTTCGTGATGTGCATATGGTTCGTGGCTTGGCATCCTTTTTACAAACGTGCTTATGTCTGACGGTACGTCTGTACCTGGCGATGTTTTTGGCACTGACCACTTTGGCAAATATATAAAGTCTACAGCATCTTCAGCGTCTGTAGCGTTAGTGCCTGCTGTTGATGTATCACTGTTCAAATTAATATCCGTTTCACCATCAACTTCAACATTACCGCCCGAGGCTTTTATGTTAATAGCGCCTTCTGTTGATGTAAGATAATTTTCCTTACCTACAATATTAAGTGTTGTATCAGTATTAATAAACATATCTTCTGCTGTACGGATATGTCCTTGCAAGTCTGCTAAAATATATATGTTAGCATTTGTATGATGGTGTATATCACCTTCAACTAAAGTTTTTTGATATCCTGTAACTTTAGTTTCTTGATATCCTTTAACATTTGTTAAGAAGTTTGCTTCTGCTAACATTTTAGTATCAGTTGCACTTTCAATACAAACGTTACCAGTACCACTTCCTTCAAATCCGTCAAATCTAGCACTTGCTCTAACATTAACATTTCGACCACCTTCAATGTTAACATCTCTATCTGCTGTTAAGTTTATGTCTGAGTCACTATGTATTGAAATACTGTCAGTTCCGTAAACATCAATTTTACCGTCACTAGTAAGTTCAACCCATGCTGTGCCTCTACTGTTAGCAATGTAAACAAAATCTTCCGAATTATGCATCAATATTTGATGGCCTGTACGTGTTCGTATTCGTGTTAATTCGTTATGCGGAATAGTAGTATTACCGTAAAGTTCACCTGCTTCTATATTTGCGTACACAGGAGGTCCTGCTGATGCATGTGAAACTCTTAAAATTTTGTCATCACCGTCGTCCATAACAAAACTTGAGCCGCCAAGTCTGTTAACAAATTTAGAATGCTTTAATCCTGACTCACCAACTAATCCTTTAGGTGCACCTATACGTTTATCTATCGGCCCTGGTGTACTAATACCAAAAACAGAACTAGGTACTTCACGTCTAGCACTTGAGGAAGTTGTTCCTCTGTTTTCGTCTCTAATTAAACCTTGTATTTCTAGTGTTTGTGTAAAATCTTTGTTGTAAGGTTTTGCATATCTAGTTTGATCTCTACCGTTACCGCTTTCAACTCTTTTATTGTATTCCGCAACGGGCAATTTTAAGCCTTGTATATTGTCTGGTGTAGCAGGTGTTGTAAGTTCTGTAGACGCTCTACCATCAGGAATCATAAAGTTCATAAACTTATCCTGAATGCAACCTATCCAAAAACCTTGTGATACATCTCCTTCTGCAAAGATAACCATTACCCTTGCACCTACATCTGGAGGTACAAACCACATACCGTAACTTTTTTGTGAGCTTGCATAGCCGTCATTTGCTGTAGCATGACTTATATTTGTAACACCGTAAAATGGTGACAAATATCTAACTTCAATTGATGTACCTAAACGCTCTGGCACACTACCTGCTGTACTAGATTTTAAAACATCAACTTTTAATGACCCCATGTAAGTAGTATCAAGATTACTAACCACAATGGCTTCATATGGTCCTGAGCCCATATTTTGTAAATTTTTACGATTGGATCTTCTACTTTGTGCCATTAGATTGCTGTTGTGCCTCTGTTACCAGTATATACCGGATCTCCGAACTCGTTATAGGTGATACCGGATTGTGTTCTAGTTACTGCATTAGATGTTTCTACACCTTGATTAGTATAAAAATTAGCAATGGCTTTAATTTTATCACCTGAACGTACATCATATAAATCATCACGTGCTTCTGTTGGGAAATACGGCCTAAGAGTTGATTCTCCAAACTGACCTGACTGAAACGTTTCTTGTTTTACTACAGCGTTTACTCCGCTTACTGGATTGTTAGCGGCCGCTAAAGATACTACATAACTCTGTTTAGGTGTGCCATCTCTATTGTGTGTATTACCATATGATCTATCCCATGCTCTAGACATTTGACCACCTGGTCTTGGACGTACATTTTGTACGCCACCGGTGTCGTCAACAACATCCGATGTTTGATTATTCTGCTCAGGCTCTCTTGAAGTTTCTGTGCTAGGTTGTTCTGCTGGCTGTGGCGGAGGTTCGCCTCCAGGAATTAATCCATTTCTAGGCCAATCTAACGATCCGCCTTCACTTTTAGCTGCACTAAAATGCATAGAATCTGTTGCACTGTTCCAGTCGCCTCCCCAACCTAATCCGTGTTTGGACGCTAAAGCACTAATTGCACTTCCTGTGCCACCTGATGGCATATCTGTAGGTTCGGGTGCATCGTCAGGTCTTGGTCTAACCATTGGGTTTTCTGCCGCATTAATATCTATTGCTAGTCCGCTTGCATGATAACTAGGACTACTAGATCCTCTTGCTGTTCGTTGTACATATCCGCCTAATGTACGCACTTCGTATCCTAAATCGTTTTCTAATTCGTCTATAAGTGCTTGGAACTGTTCTTGATAAACTTTTGCTACTTGTGTTGTCTTGCCGTTTTTAGAACGTATTGTAGCAAGTTCGCCGTTTGATCCATATGGTGAAACAATTTCGCTAGGTTGTGTTGTAGTGCTTTCATTAGGATCACTACCTATAACTTCTCCGTCATAACCTGGATTTGGATTAACACCTGCACATCCTGGTTTTTCAACTAATGCTTTTGCTTCACTTATTCCTTCTGTACTTTGATTTCTACGTCTTACTAGTTCTAAAGTTTGTGTAAATTTATTTCCGCTTATTTTACTGTTAACAGTTATAACTTGATATACTCCGCTAAAACTATCTACAGCAACAGTTGCTCCCGGAAACAGCATTGAGCCATCTTGGTTATAATCTACCGGAGTTCTAAAATTAACAACAATGTCTATTTCGTTGCGTTGATGATCTAACGATCCGCTTGCTGTAATATTTTTTGAGCCGCCTCTAGGTGATGTAAAGTTTCCTACTCCGCTGTCTGGTATAAAATACGGATCGCCCCAAATTTCAAGTTCCGCTGTAATTAAATCAACTTTACTGTTAATAAGTGCATTGTGGAACATCTTAGCAAGTTCTTCACCGTACTGTTTATTATAACTACCGCCGTTAAAATTACCAGTTTTCATAACTGACCTAGTTCTGCCTTCTGGTAATCCAGTTCCGTCTCTAGGTGGACCAAGTGTTGGGTGTCTCGGAGTTGTTGTTTGTTTTTCTCTATCGTTAACTACATCACTTGCAGAAAGCTGTCCCATATCCATTCGTATTGCTTGGAAGAATGCCGCATTAAATTTTATATCAAAACCTAATACATCTTCGTTTGTACCACTGTAGATATAGTTGTATGTTTTTACAGTGTGTTTTGCTTTTTGTATTAGACCTGCATTTGCTTGGTTAGGCGCACTAAATCTACTAGCGTCTACTTTATAAGGCACAACATCATAAACGTAAATTTTTGGTGTTTCGCCAGTTGCGTTTTCGTATTCTCTATCATCTATAATATAGCACTTGGACTCAATTCTAAACCAATCTATTTCGCCTTTACTATCTACTCTATTAAGTGCTGTTCTACCGTATTCGCTTACAAGTACAAGTTCTTCAATAACTTTTGTAATAGGTGTACCTTGAGTAAATTTGAATGTTCTTAATTCATCACTCATTGTAAGTTCTACACCATTTCTTTTGTAAACATTTGCTTCTGAATCATATGCATATAAACCTAATCCAAAAGGATTATCGCCGCCTTCTTGGAAGTCCGATATCATTAGACTTGCGCCTATTTTATTAAGATTCTGAATAGAGTCTCCTTTTAGAGTTTGCAATAATGCACTACTACTTGTGTCTACTCCTAGCCGTTTAAAAAATGCTGTAACTCCTGATTCTTCAGTTTCTGCCGCTTGATCACCCTTACGTGATGATTGTGCCTCACTATCTGATACTGTTGCTTGGTTAGTGATACTTGCATCTCTCAAATAACTTTTTTCTATATCGCCTTCTCTAGTTGTTGGAAATCTAATAAGGTAATAATCTGTTGCTGGTTGACAAGATTCATTTGCAATGTGTTGTAACTTGTCATTAATAACTGTAGATAAACTTTGTTCGCCTACTGACAATATTTCAAGCATGTCTCTGCCAGTTATACTAATAGTATCTTGTAACTCTTGTACGTCATTTGAAAATGTTTGTTCATTCCAAGGTATACATTGTACTTGATATGTGCTTCCGCCTGACTCTACATCAAATTCAATCGATATTAGTTTGAATGGAAGTTTTCTATTACTATATGCTACTGGCTTTCCACCTTCGTCGTTCCATCCTACAAAGTCAAGTTCTAACAAATACGGTGCTTGTAAATAGTTTTCAAATCCTGCATCAAAAGCCGCTGCTTGTAATGCTTGTAAAAATACACCCATTGAGTAAGGTTCTTTTACTGAGAAACTAAAATTAATTGCTTGTGTTGCGCCTGTTTTATTATTAGAAGCAACAACAGCGGTCATGTCAAAATCATCTATAAAATATTCTGTATTTCCGCTTTCGTTTCCAACAGTATCGTAAATTGATTGTATACGTTTTTCGTCAATGCCGCCGCCGCCGCTACGTAAAATTGTAAAGTCTGCACCGTTAGGAATATATGTTGAGCTAGGATTGTTTGCACTGTCTGCTGTTAATACACCTAGCGAAAAAATAGCATTGCAACTATTGAATGACCTTAACGGGTTTTTTAATGTTACACCAGGTGCTTTTGGTTCTTTTTCAGGTTGACTCTTTTCTCCCCTGGCTGTGTCTTTATGCTTTTCTTGAAACGCTTCAACTTCTTGTTCTACAGCATTTATAATGCCGTCACCAATTTCATCAAGTGCTTTAGTTGCAGTGTCAACAATCTCATCCACACTCATCCCTTTTATTGATGGTACAACTTGTTCTACTAATGATTCTGCTTTGCTTACTGCGGCTGCACCGGCTCCGTTTGCAAACTGATTTAAACTTGGAGGAAATATTGCATTTATATCTTCAACGTCTGCAAGTGCAGGAATTTTTTGTCCTAAATTTCTAGCTTGTGTTGCAAGTCCTGCTACATCTACTTTTGAAAATTGATCAGACATAACAGACATTGCCCCAGAAGCATCAAAAACTTGAGTTGTAGTGTTTTTTATATCACCAAATACTGCTGATGCACTTACATTTTCTAGCGGGTCGCCTAAATTGTTAGCAAGTGTTTGTACCTTGTTTTCGATTATTTTCTTTGGGCTAATCATTTATATCCCTAAAGCTCTTTTTAGTTTATCTGCGTTTGGCAAATATATTGTTGTCCCTGCTACCATATCAAAAACAGGATCTTTTATAGTGTTAATATTTCGTTGTGCAAATACCCACCACAATTTTGGTGTCCCGTAAAGGTCATATGCTAATAAATCTGGTCTATGAGTATATTGTGTTTCAATAGTATATTGTGCATCGTCTGATGACGAAGGAACAGGACGTATTCTTAGTATATCTAATGCACCTGTTCTAGTGTACTGTGTTTTATGCCAAGGACTTGATGATTTGTAATTTGCCATTAGATAAAGCCCTCACCGCCACCGATGTAGTCACCGTTAACAAAATTCTGTAAGTTAAATTCGCTTGTTCTTCTTCTTGAAAATGTAGGTTTGAGTGTAATACTAATTTGAGAATTTGTAGGTGCCCAACTTGTAGACCCTTTTTCTTCATCTGTAAGTCCGCATGCAATATAGTCTACGTCAGCTGGTAAGTCAACTGTAAAGTTTGAAATTACTACAGGCACGTTATTAAAAATATAATCTCCATAACCATTTAATCTTACTACAGGAGGTGGTGCTCCTGCACTTTCCGATCCTTGACCATAAAACATTTTTGTTACTGTTCTCAAATAGTGTATACAAGCAATCCAATATTTTCCTTCATCTGGATTTTCTACAGGAAATTCGCCTGTAATAACAATATCGTCTGCGGCACTGTTTTCATAAATTTGAAATGGATAGTTTGTATGCACAGGTTGTAAGGTATTATAGTTTGCACTGTGACTTACAATAATTGTAGGAGTTAATGGAAAACATAGACCGTTAGTTGCAGACAACGGTGCAAGTAACTTTGCACTACTAACATCTGGTGATTTTGGTAAACTTAGTTTTACACGCCAGTCTGCATCCTTTGCTGTTGACTTAAAACTAGATGCAACATTAGATTTAATTTTTCCTTTGTCGCCTGTTGGTAAGTTTATGCTTCTTGCTAATTTAGCAAATCCTGCAGCACCAAAAGCATATGCGGCTACATCCTTGATAGCATTATCAATAAAGCCAACACCTGTGTTGAGCTTGTCTCCTACAAATTGCTGTACTGAGGCTTCTGCACCTTGTTCTAGTGCTGAAAGCGCCTTGTTTGCTTGTGTCTTTACAGCCTTTCCAATGCTGTCGAATGGGTTTGTTGCCATTTCACATCTCCTATATACATTATTTAGTTGACATAATTAAGTATGTAGTTTATAATAGTGTTTAATAACTTGGAGAATATCATTGAGAAAACGAAATTACCTTAACAATAAGGACATATTATCAGAAATCCATAAATCTAAGAACACTTTTAATAGTTATGTAGATCCGTCATATCATCAGTTCGATTTGATAGTTACAGATATTAATAAAATTAACAGATTAACGGTTGCTGAAGCAAAAAGAGCAAAAGCAAAAAGATTAAGCACAGCCGAGTACGAAAGACGCAAAATGGCAGGTGAAAAGGTCAAGCAAGCAGAATGTGAAGTTGACTGGAAAAAGATCACAAAAGAAGAGCTTATTTTTAGGGTTATGACTTTTGATCATATTCCAGAAGAACCTGGAAGAAAAAAGAACCCAAAAACAATCGCGGATACAAAAACTAAATTAAACTTTCCACCATTTCAACATTTTAAGTATACAGAAACAAGCGAAGATTTAGTCTGCGTAGGCAAAAGCCATTGGGTTGGCGGTATGGAAAACGGTTACTTTGACAAAGGTCACGGTAAGGCAACAAATACACTTGCTACTATGTGGCTAAAATTAGTAGATCGTTATGCTACACGAGGTAATGTACGTGGCTATACCTACAATGACGAAATGAAAGGACAAGCAATACTACAACTTGCACAGATTGGACTACAATTTGATGAATCTAAAAGTAATAATCCTTTTGCTTACTATACCGCTGCTGTTACTAATTCATTTGTTCGTGTTATCAATATCGAAAAGCGTAATCAAAACATTAGAGACGATATTTTAGAAATGAACGATTTGAACCCTTCCTATACTCGACAAGCACAAGGCGAGTGGGAAGCAAGTGTAAAACGTAACGAGCAAGCCAGTTTTTCTATCCATAACGAAAAAAAACCGGTTGACAACAAATAGTTTTGTATGTACAATACTAACATAAAAGCCTTATGGAGGACTGACTTTGTTTAAAAAAGCCGCTGTCTTTACTGATATCCATTTTGGTCTAAAGAGTAATTCACGCATCCATAATGATGACTGTGAAGAATTTATAGACTGGTTTATCGACACAGCAAAGAAGAATAACTGTGAAACAGGTATATTCTGTGGTGACTGGCATCACAATAGGAATAGCCTTAACCTTACAACTATGGACGCAACTATACGCTCTATGGAAAAGTTAGGTAACGCATTTGAAAAATTTTACTTCTTTGACGGTAACCACGATTTATATTATAAAGACAAAAGAGATGTAAACTCAACAGCATTTGCAAAACACATTCCTGGTATTACGTTTGTTGACGAAATGCTAGTAGAAGATGACGTTTGTCTTGTACCATGGTTAGTAGGCGACGAATGGAAGAAAATACAAAAGTGTAAAGCCAAGTATATGTTTGGTCACTTTGAACTTCCTAGTTTCTATATGAATGCAATGGTTAAGATGCCCGATCACGGAGGCGATCTTAATAAACAACACTTTGAAAATCAAGACTATGTGTTTAGTGGACATTTCCACAAAAGACAAAAACAAGGAAAAATACATTACATCGGTAATGCATTTCCGCACAACTATGCTGACGCTTGGGACGACGAGCGTGGCATGATGATTCTTGATAGAGAAAATGACAAAGAACCAGAATACATTGATTGGCCAGATTGTCCTAAGTACAGGACTGTAAAATTATCAAAACTAATTGATGAACAAGACACCCTTATCAAAAGCAAAATGTATCTGCGTGTAGAACTTGATATTGATATAAGTTATGAAGAAGCAAGTTTTATTAAAGAAACATTTATTAATCAATACAGGTGCCGAGAAATTACACTTATTCCGCAATCACAAATTGAGGAAATTTCAACAGACTTAGACATTAGCACATTTGTTAGTGTTGACCAAATTGTTGCAGGTGAAATATCAGAGCTTGATACAGAGTCATTTGATAAGGTAAAACTTTTGGAGATTTATAACGGGTTGGCACATGATTAAAATTAAAGACCTTACAGTAAGAAATTTTATGAGTGTTGGGAATCAAACCCAAGCGGTAGATTTCGACAAACAACAATTAACACTAGTACTCGGCGAAAACTTAGATCAAGGAGGTGACGACTCAGGCTCGCGAAACGGTACTGGTAAAACTACAATCATTAATGCGTTAAGTTATGCACTCTACGGAAATGCACTAACAAACATTAGAAAGAATAATTTAATTAACAAAACTAATTCAAAAGGTATGTTAGTTACACTTTCTTTTGAGAAGGACAATCTTCAGTATCGCATTGAACGTGGTAGGTCTCCAAATATATTAAAGTTCTACATTAATAATGAAGAACAAGTTGACATAGACGAAAGCCAAGGTGATAGTCGTAAGACACAAGAATCAATTGACACCCTTTTAGGTATGAGTCACAATATGTTCAAACATGTTGTTGCGTTAAACACATACACAGAACCGTTTCTAAGTATGCGTGTAAATGATCAACGAGATATTATTGAACAACTTTTAGGTATTACAATACTATCTGAAAAAGCAGATGTTCTTAAAGAAGATATAAAAGTTACCAAAGACGATCTAAGTCAAGAAACAATGCGTATTAATGCATTGCAAACAGCAAATGAAAAGATTGACGAAACTATTGTAAGTTTGCAAAGCAAGCAAAAAGCATGGCTTGGTAAACGCACTACAGACGTTATAAAACTAAAAGAAGCAATCGACGAATTTGAACATTTAGACATTGATGCTGAACTAGAAGCACACGAAAAATTAGCAAATTGGACCGAGCATAACAATGCTATTTTGGCTCTTAGAAAAGAATTAAGCACATTAGAGCCTGCATTATTACGTGCTGACAAGTCTGTAGAAAAAGCGAAAAAAGACGCCGATAATTTAGATCAAGGTACATGTCACTCATGCGGACAAGATCTTCCTGATGATAAAA